CTCGCGGACCGGCGCGATGATGACCTCGTGCACGTCCTTGGCGTTGCGCTTCGGCTTGCCGCGCCTGAACAGCCAGCAATCCTCGGCGTTCTTGCGCGTGGTGAACCCCTGCGACGTGTGGAGCCTCGGCAGTTCGCCGTTCGCCTGTAGCGTCTTGATCCAGATGAAGCCGCGGCCGGAAAACTTGAAGCCCCAAGCGTGGGCGATGGGAAAGGCCGATTCGACCTTCGGTGATGTGCACCACATGAACAGCCAGCAGCCGTCGGGATGGGCCAGCGTCTGAACCGGCATCCGCATCAGGTCGATGTCGCGCATCCGTTCGTAGTGCTGCGGACGGCCCTTGGTGCCGGCCGAGAAGAACCACGGCGGGTCGGCCAGGATGACGCGGTACTGGCGTCGGGGCAGCTCAGCGAAGTTGCTGGTGATCACGGCGCCACCTTCGTCTGGATGATCTTTCGTAGCCGCCGACAGGCCGCCGAGACGCGCAGTTTCAACCTGATCTCGAGACAGGCGAGATAGAGCGGCCAAGGATCGGTCTGGAAATTCGGCTCGTGGATCGCCCGCATGAATTCGGCCCGCGTGCGATGGCCCTTGGCTCGATTACAGCCCAGGCAGGACGCCGCGATGTTGTCCGGCCGGGTCTGGCCGTTGAGCTTTCGCGGCCGAACATGATCAGCGGTCGCCTGTGCGAGTGGCAGAGGTTCTTTGCAATAAATGCAAATACCGTCCTGCTGGTGGTAGGCGTCGATCTTGTAGGTGCGGACCCAGGCCCGCTCCATGCGCGCCGTCTTGCGATGCGCTTTCATGCTGCTGCCCACTGACCGCGAGCGACGCGGCGGAACGGCCCGCGCTGCAGCACCTGCCTGATCTTGGCGCGGTAATTCGGATTGCGGCGGGCCTTCGGGTGGCCGGCGAACGCTTGATAGAGCTCATCCAGCGCAGCGGGCCCGCGCCGATCGCGCAGCCATTGTACCAAATGGTGCCGCCATGTTCCGGCCGCCATCGAGACCATGACGGAGACCGGCAAGCGCAGCGGCACGAAATGCCCTTCGACGCCGCAGTATGCCAGCACGTCGAGATCGTCGGCGCCGTAGGCCACGAGCACCGATGGCGCTCCGCTGTTGGCCGGTCGCTTCCCGCCCTTCCTGGGCGCTGGTGTGCCGTCGGCCCGTAGGAAGTCGAGCCGGCCGGCGATGAACAGCAGACCGCTCGCAGCACGCCAGACGTGATCGAAGAAAGCGGCGGTGTCGGTGCGGGCGAAGATGAGCGCCACGCCATGATTGTGCGCCGCCATCCGACCGAGCCAGGCGCCGATCTCGCGGCCATAGGGCGGGTTGAGCCAGACCCGGCCGTGCCACGGCTTTATCAGGCCGTTGTCGACGACGGTGTAATGCTGGTGCGCGGTGGGCCACGGTTGGCCGACCGCAGCGCAGGGGTCGAGGTCGAAGGACTTTGCGCCGCCCATCGCGATCAGGATCGCCGGCGGCGTCAGCCAGGTGGTTGTGCTCGCGCGGGCGCTGTGGTGCCCGCCGATGCCGGCAAAGAGCGGGGCGGTCGTCATCGCAGCACCATCGCGCCGAGCAGCAGGATGAAGGCCGCAGGCGCGGCATAGACCACGACAGGCACCTGCATGAGCCGCAGCACAAACCGGCCCAAGATCATGTCGGGGATCATCATCGGCGGCAGGCCGAAGCGCTTGGCGGTCGCCACGGCTTCAATGTCGCAGTCGAAGCAGAACAGCTCGATCGACAAGGTTGCCGGTTCTTTGCCCGCCCTCAAGTTGAAGCTGCAGGCGACGACGCCCGCTATCTCGCGCCCGGTCTCGGCGTCCACTACGTGAGTGTCCCATGACATCGGACCGCCGATGAGCCTGACCCGTATTGGCTTGTCCGTCATGCCGCGATCCTGAGATCGTGCAGCGATGACCGGATATGCGCTTCGCCCATCCGCACCGGCACGCTGTTGCCGATCTGCTTGTTCACCTGGGTCTTGTTGCCCTTGAAGATGTAGCGCCGGCGGGCGTTGAACGAATGGGCCTCGGCCAGCTCGGTCTTGTCGAGCATCCGATAGTGAATGTCGTAAACCGCGCCGCCGTCGTTCGCTGCCACGGCCAGGTTGATGCGGCCCTGCGCCAAGATCGTCGGGCATGGATCATCGAGGCTGTGGACTCGAGGCATCTGCCCGTCGCGTTCACCGAATGACGCGGTCACGAAAGCCAGCTCGCCACGCTTCGCCGTTGTCAGTGTTGGAAAGGGCACGTCCGCCGAATGAACACGGCCGAATCCCCCTGCATGGGTGATCGGCACCACGAGGCCGAAGCGGTCCTTTGTCGTGATCGCCGGCATGGGATCGTCGACGGTGCCGCAGGTGTTGCCGCTGCCGTTGCCGTAGTAGGGCGCCAAGAGGGCATGAGCGCCGCCGCCGGGGATCGTGGGCATCGGCTGCGAGATCGGTCGCCCCTCGCCTCCCTGCGCCTGGGTGAGGATGAACGGCTCGACCAGCCCGACTCGAGGTATGCCGACAATCGTTGGCACCGGCTGATCGACGTTGCGGGTCGGATCGCCGCCGCTGTGTTGCGGCATGAGGAACGGCTGCGCGAGGCCGATGTGCGAGCCGCCGGCGGTGATCGTCGGCATGGGCAGATCGATCGACCGCGCCGCCATGTGGCGACGCAGGATCACCAGATACGGCTCGGGCCAGAAGAACTTGGTGGCGCCGGCGTGGATCCGAAGGATCGTCTTTGCGCTGAGGTCTTGCTTCCGGCCGAAGATGCTCTTGCCGGGCAACGACCAATCGATGCACTCGCGGGCCGTCCGCCACGGCTGCAGCTTGATCGCCGGGGCGAACAGGCCGCGCACGGCTTCGACGTCCTTGCCGTGCGTCTCCTGCGGCCACTCGATGGGCTTGCCGTCGAATCGGGCCTGCAGCATGAACCGCTTGCGGGTCGTCGCGTCGCCGTAGTTGGCGCAGACCTGCAGCCGATACTCGACCTTGCCGCCCAGCGCCTTGATGGCCGCGATCCATGCGCGGAAGTATTCGCCCTCGCGGGACTTGATCGGCTTGCCGGTGCGCGGATCGACCGGGCCCCATTTCATGATCTCGGGCACGTTCTCGAGGACGAGGCGCTTCACACGAAGCTCGGTGAGCCATGTGATGATGTGCCAAGGGTCCATGCGCTGTTGATCGCTGGTCGGCCGACCGCCTCGCGCCTGGCTGTAGAACGTGCACGTCGGCGCCGCGATCAGCAGGTCGAGATAGCCTTCGGGCACGATCACGATGGGTCGGGCCGCGGCGATGTCCTGGCAGAAGTGCTCGGCGTCGGGGTGATTGGCCTTGTGGGTCTCGATGGCGAGCGGCCAGTGATTGAGACAGCGAAGCTTGTAGGGGCGGTCGAGTTCCTTGAGCACGATGCTGGCGGCTTCGCTGAGCCCCCCAGCACCGCAGAACAGATCGACGACGAGCAGTGGACGTTTTTTCCTCACGCTGCGTTTTCCTTGGGCCATAGGGTTTCGTAGCCGACGAGGCCCACGGCCCCGGCGTCTGCTTGGTGATCGTCAGCCACGCGCCAACCTCGACGGCAGGCAGCAGCGATCATCTTTTTCTTGTCCGCGTAGGCGTCGCCGGTGAGCGCCTTTTTCGTGGTCTGCACCGAAACCTCAGTGCAGCCGAAATGCTCGCGGCCCGACTGGCGCTTGAGCCAGCCGGCGCACTCCTCGACGACGACGGCGTAGCCGATCAGCACCCGCAAGATGTGCATATCGTCGGTCGGCTTCATGATGGGCGACTCGAAGGCAAAGCCGTCGAAGCCGTGCACCATGTCCATTTCCAGCAGCCAAAGCCGGAAGGCCGAATGGCGCTTGCCGTACTCGCCCACGGCCTCCGGTGGAGCTACCCAGGTGCCGAAGATGGGCGCGCTGCCGCGCACCATCACGGCCCAGCCGGTCTTTCCAGAGAGATCGAGAGCGAGCAGGCGACGCATGATCAGTTAAGCTTGCTCTTGTCCTTGCCGCCCTTGCCGGCCTTGGCGTTGCTCTGCTTGATGAAATCTTCACCGAGCTTTGCCTGACCGTCGCGCCAGCCCTTTGCCCACTTCTCGAATTCCTCAGAGCCGGGCGTGTTGGGGTTCGTGTCGGCGTTGTCGCCCGCTTTGCCGGCGGTGAAGCCCTGCGTGTAGTAGTTGACCTTGTCGGCCTCTCCGAGCAGCGCCATCAGGCTCGTCTCAGCAATAGGCGATCCGACGATGCGGGCGATGCGGGCGACGGTCTTCATGTCGTGATCGAACTCGTCGGTGTCGATCTTCTCCTCGCGGCGCAGGCGCTTCATCGCCTCGATGTTGCAGCCGTCGGCCTTGGCCGTGGCGTAGCGGGAATTCCTGACGCCCTTGGCCTGCTTGAGATCCTTTTCGATCACGGCAATCGCCAGCTCAGCCTCGGTGATCGAGTCCCAATTCCTGATGTAGACCTCGTCGGGGACGTTGCTCTTGCGGGCCTCGGCCTTGGCCTTCGCCTCGTTGGCCTTGCGTGCCTGGGCGGCGATTTGCGCAAGCTCGCTGCGCTCCTCTGCCGTCTTGGGCTTGGTCTTGTCGTCGAAGTCCTCTCCGCTCGTTGGCAAGCGGCTGCCCTTCTGCGCCATCATGGTCCTCCGTTGGGGTGTTGAAGCTCGGCTTCGAGTTCAGCGAGGCCCGCGGCCTGCTGCTCGAGCGACGTGCGGCGACCGCCGATGGCGATCGCGAGCAGTCTCATGAATTTGTCGAGGCGGGCTTCGAGGCGCTGCAGGCGCGCGGTCATCGCATCGCGGGGCAGCTGCTCGACCGGTGGGCGCACGGCCTTCTTCCGCTCTGGTGGTCCAGACAGTCCGCGCTTGAACCAACAGCGCCCGCCGTGGCCGCGCGGTCGACTGCAGGGGCAGATGGCCGGCGGCGGGAGTGCAGGTTGTGCAGGCGGTGCTGGTGTGGCGACGTCATCGGCCGTAAGCGCCTGGGCCGCTTCCTTTGCAGCACGACGCGGCGATGGCTCACGCTGCCGCAGATCGCGCGCCACCTTCCGCACGCCGTCGGCGGTGTAGGTGTCGTTGTCGATGCGGTACAGGCCCTTGAAGGGCGCGACGATCAGGCCGCGATCACGAAGGAAAACGACGTCCTCGGCCAGCTCGCCAAAGCGGCGCTGGTCGATGATTGAAACCGTCGTCCCCCCAGCGGCCGACATGTTAGGCGGCCTTACGCCGAATGCGTGGAGCGGCGGCGCCGTGGATATCGGGCCGCATCTGATACCGCGTCACCCGGCTCCTCACCGCCCGCTCGAGCGCCAGGACGTGCTCGTGCGGCACGACCTTCCACTGGCTGACTGCCGACTCCGTGATGTTGAGCAGATTGGCGATTTTGACGTTGCCGCCACGTTTGTCGGGCAACGCGATGAGGCGCTTCACTTCGGATAGAGCATCCTGTGGTGAAAGCTTGGAGGGTTTGTTTGCCATGCGGCCGCGAACTTAAGCGCGGCTTAACATCGGGTCAAGCACTGCAAAAAAGTGTCACTTAGAGGAGTGTCCGTTTTAGGACACACTGGAATGTGCACCCCCAACGCCTATATACGGACTCGTAAATGCGGAGAGGTTGGCTCGTTGAAGAATTTGGGAGCGATCCTGCGCCGGGCGCGCAAGGCGAAGAAGCTGACGCAAGCTGCTGTAGCGACTAAGCTTGGCATTTCCTACGCCGCGGTGAGTCAGTGGGAAAGCGACGATACGCGACCCGAGCGCGACCGCCTGTACGCGCTCGCTCAGCTCTACGATCTCGACCTCGCGACCGTCCTGGGCGCACCCGATGGCAACGAGGAGTTGCGCTCAAATATTTCTCGCAGTCTTGACGCAGGAAGTTCCCTCCCGCAATTTACCGATCTTCCGCGTGATGTCCCGGTAAGAGGCACAACCGCGGCGATACAGGGGGGATTCGTGATGAGCGTCAGCGTGGTTGATTTCGTGCGCCGTCCGCCTGGGATTGCACACCGTAAAGATGCCTATTCGGTCTATTTGTCTGACGACTCGATGGTGCCGTGGCGCAAGGCCAGAGCGCCGCTTTACCTCGAGCCGCTGACGTCGCCCGTCGCTGGCGACCATATCATCGTAGAGTTGCGCGAGGATGAGACGGCCGAGGGGCGTCGCGCGGTTGTGCGTCTGGTTGTCTCTGCGACAGCGAAAACCCTACGCCTGCGCCAATACAACCCGCTTAAGGAAATCGACATCGAGCGGAAGAACATCGCCCTGATGCATCGGTGCCTTGAGTGGGAGGAGTTGCTTCGCAGCTAGGCCGAAGCCGTTGCCTTAAGGTCCGAGCCGCAAAAACGGCACTTTAAGGCGGCGCGCTTAATCAATTCGGCGCAGTGCGGGCATTTCATTTCATCCCGGCCAGGCTTGGCCGTGCGCGGCGGCGTGCGATTTGATACGCCGATGGCGACGATCAGGCCGATCAGCGGCAGGATCAGCGTGAGCAGTAAATAGCCGAAAAAGCTGCGGCTTTTCGAGCTGGCGATCGCGCCGGCCGCTATGGCTAGTGCAATCCAAAGAAAGACCCCCAAGAGTAGTTCCATCGTTCACCTCATCCACAGCCTTGTTCGGACGTCGCAGTATCGACCATGCGCCGAATTGACTCAATTTAAGTGCCACTTGACCTTAAGTTAAGGTCTACTTAAGGTCCGCCTCCTGAGCAGAAGGAGGAGGCGACATGGTGACGGAGAAGAAGGAGGACGGCCGGCATAACCGCAGCAGGCGGACCATCGACAAGCTGGTCAGCACCTGCAGGCGGATGATGGTCGCCGGCGTCTATCGGCCGTCGATGGTCGAAGTGGCGCGCAACGCCGATGTCAGCATCCGCAGCGGGTTCCAGTATTTCCCGAGGCTGCCGGACCTTCACCGCGAAGCGTTGAAGGACCAGAACGTGCGGGACGCCATTATCCGCAGCGCCCTCGGGCACTTCGTCGTCACGCCTCCTTTGACAGACGCGATGCCGGAAGCCGCGCCTGAGGCCGTCACACTCTCGGAGGTGTCCTGCCAGCGGCTGGTCGACGCGCTCGTGTTCAGCGGGACGGTGGGCGAGTGATGGCCCGCTGCCTGTTGGCGGTGCTCGCCGGCTGGGCGCTGGCATGGGCGACCGATGCCCGCGCGGCCGACCTGCCGCAGCGCGTCGACGGATGGGTCGTGACGGAGTTCTATCAGCGCCCCGAGAAGTTCAATCGGGCTTGGCGCGATCTCAGCGAGCCCTTCAAGACCAAGCAACTCTGCGATCAAATGGCGCCGCTCTATGTCGGTGAGGCGGACGGCAGCCGCATCCGCTGCACGCCGGTGCGCGATGTCCGCATGGTGTGGCGATGAGCGAGCCTGTGAGCTGCATCGTCACCCAGGCGCGCTCGGTGCAGGTCGACGCCTGCAGCTGCCCGGCCGGCCGCTTCCCATCGCTCAAGCGCATGGGCGGCAAGTCCCTGCTCGTCCGCTACGTCTGCCATGCCTGCGGGAAAAAGGGCGTGAACGGCATCAACGCCGAGACGGCCGCGCGGAAGTGGAACGAGGGGCAGCGCCAATGAGTGAGCCCCGCGACGTGAACGATTGGGAACGCCGATATGGCGGCACTATCGCCCCACCTATTCCGGTTCGTCAGCGCAGCCTCGCGCGCCGTCTGCTCGCCTTCGTGTGGGGGCCGCCGCTGGTGCTGATCATCGCGATCTTTTTCGCTCGGGGCTGCACATGAGCGTGATGACGCGCCAGCACGAGTTGGAGGTGCTTTTCCTCGTGAAGAAGCATCGCCGCAACCCTGATCCCGTTTGGCAGGCCCTCATCAGGTTGTTCCTGCCGTTGCTCTGCCGATCGACGAATCGCGCAATCGCTCGCGAGGCCGGCACGCTCTATCTGGCCGAGGACCGTCGGCGCCTGGGCGACGGAGACGCCGCGTAATCCCCCACCAGTTCAACAACCGAAGGAGACCAGACGTGGACAAGTTCAATCTAGGCGACTCAGCGAAAGACATGGTGACAGGGTTCACCGGCGTCTGCATAGCGCGCTTCGTGTGGCTGAACGGCTGCGTGCGCTACGAGCTGCAAGCGACGAAGCTCAAGGACGGCCTGCCCACCGAGAGCAAGGCCTTCGACCAGGGCCAGCTCGTGCTCGTCAAGCGCAACGCCGTGAAGGTCGCACCGCTGCCGACCGGCGGTCCGATGGCGACCCCGCGCCAGCCGTCCGGCCCGCGCTGATCGAGACGACAGTGACCGAGCGCCATCCTGTTCGGCCTTGGCCGCCCGAGCCTGGCTACTACGCCACGCGGCTCGTGAAGGATGGCCCTCGAGTCGCTGTTCGCATCTGGTTCGGCCCGCCGATCATCGACGGCGAGGAGCAGGATCGTTCGCCCAGGTGGTGTGTCGAGATCGATGGCAACACCGACAAGTGGGAGACCGACAAGGACACCGGCTATCGCTGCCGCGTCCAACTCGATGCCGACGTGGCTTGGCCGTTCTGCGCCAAGGAGCGAATCGAGAGAGCCGAATACCTGTTCCTCGTGGCCGACGCTGCCCATGCGCGCGACTGGCGGCCGGACGATCCCAAGGCCGAGCCCCGCAAGGCCGTCGATTTCAACACGCTCCCGGTGAGGTTTTAGCAATGGACGTTCCGACGACAGACGACGCACGCCACGGACTCGGTGGCAATAATCCGCCCGATCCCATCGAAATCCTGCGCGCCCATCTGACCGAGACCTATTCGGAAATGATGAAGCGGTGTCGGGATCTGCTCGACCTCGAGAACCGGCTGCCGGCGACGATGGACGACGATTGGGAAGCCAAGCTCACCGAGACGATCAAGTCCTGCACGAAGTTCATTCGCAGCAGCGAAGTCTCGCGGCTCGAGGCGAATGACCCGCATCGTGCGCTGATCGCGGCGACTGACGGGTTTTTCAAGGGCATGTCCGACAAGGTCGACACGCTCAAGGGCAAGCTGACCAAGGACTATCTGACGCCCTACCAGCAAGACAAGGCCGACCGTTTGAGGCGCGAGCGAGAGGAAGCGGCCCGCATCGCCAAGGCCAAGGCCGACGAGGAGGAGCGGATCGCGCGGGAAGAACGGGAGCGCGTTGCCGAGGCCAAGCGGCGCGAAGATGCAGCCAGAGAGGAGGCCGAGCGACTCAAGCGCGAGCGGATCGCCGCCGAGGAGAAGCGGAAGGCCGACGCGAAGGCCGAACTCGAGCGCATTGAACAGGCACGCCTCGATGCAGAGCGGCGCGAAGAAGAGGCCCGCACCAAGCGAGCGCGGGATAAGGCAGCCAAAGACAAGGAAGCCGCCGACCGGCTGGCAGAAGAAACCGCCGCGCGCCAGCGTCGAGAGCAGCAAGCCGCGCGCGAGAAAGAGCGGGAAGACGCGCGCCTAGCGAAGGCCGCCGTCGACACCGCCGCGGCTGATCGGCGGGAGGCTGCAGCATCAGCCGGAGTCGCGCGTGATCGAGCAGCTGTTGCCACGCAGGAGCGGAACGTCACCAGCCGCGCGGCCAGAGCCACCACGGCCGACCTGAGCCGCACGCGCACCGACCTGGGCGCCATGTCATCGCTTCGCACGACTTGGCATCACGAGGTCGTCAACGCAGACGAGGTGCCGCGCCTGTACCTCCAGGTGGACGAGTCCGCGATTGCGGCGGCGGTGCGCGCTGCGACCACGGCCGACGGTAAGAACCCGCTCAAGATCGCGGGCGTCCGCATCTATCCCATCACCGACAGCGTCACCCGCTGATCGCCAATCACCGAGGATCTGAACATGGAAGCCGGAACGGACGCGCTCGAAGAGCGCCTGGAGATTGGCGGCAACAACCCGCCACCCGAGAAGACCGCGCTCGAGATCGCCGCCGAGCTCACAACGAGCGCGACCGCCTGGCTGGCTGATCGACCGGAGATCAGCGACGCCGACATGGCAAAGGAGGCCAGCGACTTCGTCGAGAAGCTGCGGGCCTCGAAGAAAGGCCTCACTGCAGCGCAGAAGGCCGAGCTGGTCCCATACGACGAGGCCATCGTCGGCGTGAAGGCCCGCTACCGCGAGCCCGCCAGCCAGGTCGACACGACGCTGGCGTCGCTGCTCACTCTGTCGGAGGCCTGGTTGAAGCGGGAGCGCGCCCGCATTGCCGCCGAGACGGCAGCCAGAGAGGCCGAGGCGCGACGGTTGCGCGAGGAGGCCGACAGACTCGAGCGCGAACGGCAGGAGGCCGCTCAGAGGGTCGAGGACGAAAAGCGCCGCTTGGCGGCAGCGGAAATCGACACCGCCGCCGACGAGCAACAGGACGTCGGCCAGCAAGAGGCGGACGTAGCGGCTGACCGCGCAGTCGAAGCCGCGAGGACCGCGAAGGCCGCCGAGCAGGTGGCCGTGAAGAAGCCCGAGGTGGCCGCCATCAAAGGCGCGACGGCCAAGCGCGCGATGACCCTCACCGCCTATTGGAGCGCCGTGGTCGACGATGAGACCGCAGCGATCGAAACCTACAAGGACCATCCGACCGTGCGGAAGGCCGCGCTGGCAGCGGCGCTGCAGGTCGCGAACGAAGCCGCGCGGACATTGAAGGACGAGTCGAAAGCCCCGCCGGGCTTCCGGTTCATCAAGGACGAGCGCGCCCGCTAACCAACCCCCACAACAAAGGACTATCCGATGAACAGAACAGGCCTGATGGACCCGCGCGAGGAACAGGAATTCGCGCAGGCCTTCGAACGTGCGCCAGCCGGCCAGCTGCCCATTCCAGCGGCGGGCGGCGGGACGCAGCTCGAGCAGAACCCCGTCGGCGCCAAGCACGTCGAGGTGAAGCGCAACGACGGCGAAGTCATCGCCAAGATCAAGACGCACGCCGCGATGGCCGGCACCGATTGGTTCTATCGCTTCCCGGTCAAGAAAAAGGGCGGCGGGCAGGACTTCATCAGCGGCCCCAGCGTCAAGCTGGCGAATGCTGTCGCGCGCCTCTATGGCAACTGCCAGATCGACGTGCGCGTCGTCGACAACGGTGCGACCTGGCTGATCTATGCCAAGTTCATCGACATCGAGACCGGCTTCGCGCTGGTGCGCCCCTTCCAGCAGGACAAGGGCGCGTCGCGCATGGGCGGCACCGGCCCCGAGGCCGAGGCGCGACGGCTCGACATTGCCTTGCAGATCGGCGTGTCGAAGGCAACGCGCAACGTCATCTGCAACGCCCTCGCGACCTTCTGCGATTTCGCCTTCGAGGAGGCCGAGAAGAACCTTGTCGGCAAGATCGGCAAGAACCTGCAGGACTATCGCGAGCGAGCCGTTAAATGGTTCGAGGGCCGCAAGATCGACCTTGCGCGCGTCGAGGCTGTCGTGGGCCGCACCGTGAAGGACTGGCTGGCGCCCGACCTCGCGCGCATCGTTGCCGAAGTGAAGGCCGTGGAAGATGGCATGTCGACGGCCGACGAGACTTGGCCGCCGCCCCCGCCCGCCGCCCCGAACCGTGGCGACTTCACGAAACCCGCTGATTCGACGCCCCCTGCGGGCGGTGAAGGTGGAGCGGCAGCGGGCACAAAAGCTGCGGCGCCGGAAGTTAGGACCGGCACGGAGAACGGGCAAGCAGGCCCCACGCCTGCGGCCGGCGGCGATAGCAAATCCGAGGCCGCCGGCCAGCCCGACTCCGAGCAGCAGCAGGCGAAATCGTGGAAGCTGGCCGACTCCATCGTGGGCCAAGAACCGCGCCGCAAGGCAATCCTCGAATTGCTCGATCTTGCCAGCACACCGGCCGAGGTCGACGCCATCGAGGCCGAGCACAAGGAATTCCTCAGCAAGCTCGGCCGCAACAAGGCCGAGACGATGCAGGCCTTCAAGGACCGCAAGACGGTGCTTGAGAAGGAGGGCGCATGACCGGGGCGGCGGTAATCGTCCTGCTGCTGGCAGCGGCAGCGACGTTCGCGGCTGCCGCTGTCTGGCGCGCGGACAGGCATGTGCGTGCGGCTTTCGCTGGTGACGACAGCAAGATGGCCGCCGTCAGCCTCGCGGAGGCGTCGATGATCTGCGCGTGCTGCGTGCTGCTGACGATCATCCTGTGGGCGCTGTTCATCATTCTGGCCGTGCTGCGTCTGGTGATCGGATGAAGCACCCCATCCCTGCTGAGGCCCTGAAACAGCCCGTCGCCATCGTCGGCACGGTAGGCAGCGGCAAGACGTTCACCGGCAAGAGCACGATCGAACCGATGCTGGCTGACAATCAGCGCGTCTGGATCGTGGATCCGACCGGCGCGTGGTGGGGCGTGAAATCGAGCGCCGACGGCAAGAGCCCAGGCTTCAAGGTCGTGATCTTCGGTGGCGATCATGCCGACGTGCCGATCGACGACAGGATGGGAGAAGCGCTCGGCAAGCTGGCCGCGACGACGCACATGCAGGCCGTGCTCGACATATCGGGCATGACGATGGGCGGGCGCACCCGATTCGTGCGGGACTTCCTTGAGGAGGCCTATCACCGCAACAAGGCCAGCCTGTACCTCGTGATCGACGAGGCCGACCTGTTCGCACCGCAGCGCCCGCTTCCCGACCAACAGGTGCTGCTGAACCGCTGCGAGCAGATCGTGCGCCGTGGCCGCATCAAGGGCTTCCGCGTGATGATGATCACCCAGCGGCCGGCCGAGTTGCACAAGTCGGTGCTGAGCCAGGCGGGCACGCTGGTGGCGATGAAGCTGACAGCGCCGCAGGATCGAAACGCCATCGGCGCGTGGATCGAGGGTCAGGGCGACGCGAAGAAGGGCAAGGCGCTCCTCGAGGACCTGCCGCGCCTGCGCGTTGGCGAGGGTTACGTCTGGTGCCCATCGCTCGACATTCTCGAAAAGGCGCGCTTCCCCGAGATCGCGACGTTCGACTCGAGCCGCACGCCCGAACCGGGCGACGAGCTGCTGGCGCCGATCAATATGGCGTCGGTCGACCTGTCGAAAATCAGCGCCCAGCTGAAAGCGGAAGTCGAGGAGGCCGAGGCCAATGACGTGCCGGCGCTGCATAAGCGCATCAAGGAGCTTGAGGCGAAGCTGGCGGCCGGCGGTGAAAGCCGCCGCTTGAACCTCGCGGAAGCCGAGGCCTGCGAAAAGAAGGGCTATGACGTCGGATACCTGATGGGCCGCCGTCATGCGACCGCGCGAGCGCGCCAAACCATCGAGGCTGTGTTTCCGCAGCTGGTGCAGGACATCGAGAAACACGCCGCAGAGCATGGCATCACGCCGCCTGCGGCCCACGAGAACAACCCCGAGAGAGGCCCCAGCGCCCTTCCAAAAGGCGCAAGCGCACCCGGAGATTCCACGCCGAGGGTGAGCGGGGCCGTGCTCGGTCCGAAGCTGCGCGACCCGAGCAAGCCGTGGGGCGCGGTGCTCGACGTTGATGGCAGCCTGTCGAAAGGCGGCCGCAAGGTGTTGACGGTGCTGGCGCAGAATCACCCAAAGGAAGTCGATCAGCGGCGCGCAGCAGCGATCGCCGGCTATTCGCAGAAGTCGAGTACTTGGCGCGCGGTCCTCACCAGCCTGCGGAAGCCAGAGTTCATCACGGGCACGTCGACGCTGACGATCACGCCGACCGGACTGAACGTCCTTGGTTCATTCGAGAAGTTGCCGACAGGCCGGGCACTTCTCGACCATTGGGCGAAGCGTCTGCCGAAGGGCCAGGCCCAGGTACTCGCGATCCTGTCCGCGCTCGGCGGGCAAGGTCAGGCGTCCGACGTCGCGCTGCGCGCCGCCTACACGCCGACGAGCAGCACATGGCGAGCGGTCCTGTCGGGCCTCCGCGCTGTCGGTCTGATCGAAGGCAGCCGAATTCTCAAACTCCACGAGGATCTACGATGACGACACAGCCGACGCGCTTTGAGTACGACCTGGGCTCCGACCGCTACCAGCGGCGGACGAAGCTCATAGGCGAGCGCCAGAACGGGAACGGCAACGGCATCGTCTGGCAGATCGTGTCCGAGCCGGTGAACCAGCGCGACGACGGCGAGCACGTGCGGTCGCTGACGACGAGCCAGCTGATCGCGGCCGGCAAGATCGCGAGCGAGGCCCGCTGATGGTGGCCTATTCCTTCCAGCCGCAATTCGTTGACCCGATTCGCAGCGGTCGCAAGCAGCAGACCGTGCGCGCCATCGGGAAGCGCCGACACATTCGACCAGGCGAAGCCCTGCAGATTTACACCGGCATGAGGACGCGCAGCTGCCGGCTGATCGCGCGAGCCACCTGCGCTGACGTGCAGCCGATCCGCATTTCGTTCTCGACGATGTATCCGGGTGACGTGGTGAAGATCGGCAACGGCCCGCGAATTTGGCAAGGCGATCTGGAACCGTTTGCGCAGCGCGATGGCTTCGATAGCTGGGATCAGATGCGGAAGTTTTGGGACAAGCACCATCCGCACCTCCTGCAGTTCCACGGCGTGATCATCTACTGGAAAGACATGGAGGCAGTCGATGGCTGAGATCGAACAGCGGCCGACGATCACGCTCGAGGCGACGCTGAGGATCACAGAGGCCGAAGTTCGCGCGCTCGATGCCCTCGTCGGCTACGGCGACGACGCTTTCGTCAAGGTGTTCTACGAGCATCTGGGCAAGAGCTACATGCAGCCGCATGAAGCGGGGTTGCGGCTGTTCTTCAAGTCGGTCCGCGCACTTGTGCCGGGCATCCTGCGCCGCACCGACGATGCGCGGCTCGTTTTCACCGGCTTGCGAATCGCGGTGCCGCCACCGAAAGAGCCTGAGGCGTGACGCATGAAAGCGCCCGTCCTCACGATGCACTGGCGCGGGAATCCGCTGCGCCTGGGCGAGTACCTGAAATCAGAAGGGCCACGCGCGAGGCGGGCCTACCTGATCGTCGGATTGAAGCGCGGCCGCGCCATGCTGGGCGGCGGTCACGTCTTCAAGTGCACGGTCGAATCGATCTTCGCGGCGAACCTACCCGAGGGCGCCGTCGTGCGCGGCTTCGTCTGGAACAAGCGGGAGAAGAAACGCCGATGAGCAAGCAGACCAAGTGCGCCCGGTGCGTGCGCCCCCTCGGGGAAGTGACGGGTGAGTCCGCGATCTACAATCCGAACGGGCCCCCGATCCTCCTCTGCGAACCGTGCTTCTTCGACGAGGACGCGCAGATTACCGCTTTAGGCGGCAACGACCTGCCCGACACCCTCGCTCGCTACAAGGTCAACCTGCAGGCCGACAAGGCAGCACGATGAAGAAGCAGCGGCTGACCCCTACGCAGAAGCTGACCGAGAGCGATCACGAGCGCATCCGCGCGATGGCCGACAAAGGCTGGAAGGCCGGTCGCATCGCCGTGGTGATCGGCAAGAAGCAGTGCACGGTCTATTGGTTCATGCTCCGCAACGGCCTGGTTGAGGTCGATGCCGACAAGAACCGACGCGACGAGCCGTACATGCGCGCCGGCCGGATGGTCTATCCGTACAGCGCCGAGGAAGATGCCTTCCTTGAAGCGCAGCGCAGCGCCGGCGGCACCTTCAAGGCGATCGCCGCAGCGGCTACCGAGCGGTTCGGCAAGCCGCGCAATCATCACAGCATATTCGTCCGGCTGACGATCTTGGCTGCCGCGCCATGAAGCTGCGCCTGACCGCCGCGATGGTCGAAATGCTCAAGCGCATGGTCGTCACCGGCTCGTGGTTCAACCCACGCCACACCGGCGGTCCGAACGAGCCGGGGTGGAGCTATCCAACATTCAACGCGCTAGCGCGGCGTGGGCTGGTCGACCCCGAGACGCAGAAGATCACCGACGCCGGCCGCCTCGAGGTCGATAAGCGCAAGCCGAAGGAGACGACATGACTGACGACGTGGAGAACGACAGCCACGAGGCATTGCAACGCGACGCCGCTCGTTGGCGCGCTCTGATGTCCTGCGGACGGATGCGATTCATGGGATCGGCCGGCTTCGATTTGAAAGCCGATACCATCGTGCCACGCGCTAAGGATACGCCCCTGCACATGGGCGTCGAGTTTTGGGACGTCTACGGCTCGACTGATTTCCTGACCGACAAGGCTCAGCGTGCCGCGCTCGATGCCACGTTGGACAAGGAACAGCGACAGGCGCGCGGCGGTCTCACGAATTTCGTCGATGAGCTGCTGCGTCGTGCCGGCGCTGCTGCAAGGCCCGACGATTTGCCGCCCTACCTGATTTGGTCGAACGAGCACGGCGCATGGTGGCGGCCCAACAGCGCGGGCTATACGTCCGAGATCGAGCGAGCCGGCCGCTACACGCGAGCGCAGGCCATCGATCAGTGTGCCTATGGCCGTGACGGCTACACTGCACGCGACTGTCCGTCGGAAATCCCGGTCCGCTTTGATGCCGCCATGGCTCGTGGCGATCGCCCCGTCACCCTCCTCGTCCGCCCCGAGGATCACACCGAATGCATCATGCGGGACAAGAACCGGAGGGCGCCAGCATGAGCGCCGACAAGCCCGCGCCGATCATGTGGGGCAACGTGCCGATCCCGTACACGGCCTATTGGTCCGACGAGTTGCCAATCAAGGCCTGGCAGGTCCGCCGCGTTCGCGCCTTCGGCAATCTGCCGTTCCTTTTCGAGGAGGTCAGCACACCCGGCGCCGGCAAGCCCAAGCTGTCGCTGTTCCACACCGGCCGCGCCGTCGAGGTGATGTCGCGCCACCTGTGCCAGATTTGCCGGGGCCAGCTATTCCTCAGCCGATTCTACTGCATCGGCTTCGGGCGGACGATCAACGGCCTGCCGCACATCACCGACGGCCTGCCGATGTGCAAGGCCTGCACGCGCTTGTCGCTGATCCATTGCCCGACGCTGGTGGAGCGCGCAGCCGCCGGCGCCATGACGCTCTACAGCGTGCTCGCCTACAACCTCGCGCCCGCGATCCTGGGCGAGGCGGCGGACGGCGAGCCCGGCGTGAACGAGGCGCTGCGAGCATGGCGTGGCGCCCGGCCGGTCTACGGCACGCCGAAGATCGCGCTGACCCGGTTCAGCGCTGTGCCGGTCGATCAATTCATGCGCGAGACGGAGACGCCATCATGAAGCTCAACCCGCTCCCGATCGAGAAGGGGATCCCGATTCCGCCGCCTAAACGCGATGGCCGAGCGGGGCGATACGGCGCCTATCGCAGCTATCCTTGGAAGGCCATGGAGGTTGGCGACAGCTTCGCAGTTCGTTTCACAGAAGACGCGATGCGAGCACAGACGCGGATGAACGGCGTGCTGCAGGATCGCCGTAAGCGACACCCTGAGCGCTACACCTGCCGCGTGGTGGTCGAGCGCCGCCGCAAAGTCATCCGTGTCTGGCGGACAGCATGACGGTCAATCCGGTCTATCGGTCCGAGATCATCCGCCGTCTCAATTCGATCGCCAGCCGTGCCCACGCGCTCGCGAACGAGGCCGCGACGCTGGAAAGCCTTTCCGGTGAACCGCTCGAGTCATTCGGCAGCGGCCTCGAGGAGCTTGAAGAAAGCTCTGCGGCGCTGGTCCGCCACGTCAACTTTCTCGCAGGAGGTGAGTGATGGCTGTCGTCTGCATCTGTGACGGCTGCGGCAAGCAGGAGCCTGCCGAGCACTGGCCCGGCGGCATCTTTAAGCCGCGCCTTTGGTTCGGGCGGAAGGATGCCGATGGCGAGCAGCTTGCCTGCTCCCGGCCGTGTATCGAGAAGATCGCCGCCAAGACCGGCAAGACCGCGTTGGTGCTGCCGATATGAAGGGTCTCCACTTCGAGGTGCGCGTGCGCGCCTACTACACGAGCGATCAGGCCGACGTCGTGCCGACTACGACGGTCCTCTGCGAGCACCTGGGCGCCGACGGCGTGAAGCTGAACATCGGTGAGCTGCTGGACGAGCTGGCCGCGCAGATGCCCACGTCCTTCACCAATCTGCGGCCGATGACCGAGGCCGAGTGCAAGACCTATCGCGCGAGAGAGCACGATGACGATGACGCCTGAGCAGATCAAACTTGCCCGCCATGCGCTCGGTCTGCCGAACGCCCGCAAGCGCACCCACCGGAATCACTTCTGCGCCGGTCCTGGGCATGACGACTTCGAGCAGTGGGAGGCGATGGTGAATGCCGGCTACGCCATAAAGCGCGCGAGTTCCATGCTGACCGCCGGCGACGTGTTCTTTCACCTGACGCTCGCCGGCGCCGAGCTGGCGTTGCAGCCAGGCGAACGTCTCGATCCCGAGGACTGGCCTGAAAGGAAAACCGCCGATGTGTAGGCTGATCGAGTTCATCAATGAAAAGCTGTTCGGCGCCAAGCCGAAGCTGCCCGTTGTCGGGCCACGCACGATCAATGACCCGATGACGTTCATCGTTCAGGCCCGCCCCGATGGAAGCCTGATGACGGTGCACGACATTCTGCTCGAGCGCCGCCACGATTGGCCGCTGCCGCGCGGCTGGGAAGCATCAGAGAGCGTGCTGATGGATGACGGGAGCGTGCTGCAGACGTTCGATTTTCTCGCCGTCGAGCACGACCCCGGCGACGGCGGTCAGCTGCTCAGGATCGGCACGGATGGCTTCGTGCGCGGCGTGGCGACCCGCGACGGCGGCGAGCCTTACATGCAATTCTTTGTCGGTCAGAAGAACGGCGGCACCGGCTGGATATTCTTCGGCATTGACGCACCGACCGGCCGTTGGCGCGAGTTGGTGGCGACGCTGGCGAAATCGAATTGGAGCGATGCCAAGCCGCCGCTCGGCAAGGCCTTCACGCGCTATCGACTCGAGCCGGTGTCCTTTCCCTATTCCTTTGGGAAAGGTGTCGCTGAGCTGCGGGTGTCGACGGTCATTTCCGAGCACTACGACGGCGAGACGATAGCTGGCTCACAGGCCCTTGAGCGCAGCTACTTCGCGAAGGGATTCGGGCTCGTGCGCTGGGAAGCATGGGGTCGGCAGCCCACCACTCTCGAGGATCTGGACGAGGGCGAGCGCTACCACAAGGTCGCCTACTCGGAAGCGCCTTCCCCCGGCTGGCACCTGCGCGACGTCCGCACCTACACGAACGTAGTGCCGTGCGCGCCGATGGCCGTGCCGGTGATGAGCTGACCGATGACCAGCACGACGGTCAAATGCTGCAAGTGCGGAAGCGACGACGTTGCCGTCTACGAGCGCGAAGACAACGGGCTGTGTCCGGCGTGCTGCGAGAAGACGGAGGAGCACGCCGACGGCGAGTCCGGCCATCACTTCGACTATGAGCGAGACGAGCGCGGCTATCGCTGCCGCTATTGCTACGCCGAGCCGCCCCACGATTGGAGCGGCTACGATCCGGTAGACCCATGATCGCAGGTCCGTGGGCCTCGCGCGCCGAGTTCGAAGCTTGGTGGAAGGCGAACGTGGTGGAACTCAATCGGCTGTCGGTCAGAGATCCCGAGGAGTTCCGTCGCGTGTCGGCGCTGATCGAGAAATTCAACGCCGAGAACCAGCAGTAGCCATGCGCGCCGCCCTGATCCCTGACGACGAGATCGATCCGGCTGTCACCGTGACGGCGGCGGCGATCGCGCTCGGCTGCGATCAATCGACGGTGCGCGCGCTCCTCCGCTCCGACCAGCTTTCAGGCCACCATGTCGGCAAGTCCGACCGGCCTTCCGGCGTCCGCGTTTCCGTGGCCTCAATCCGAGCCTACAAAGAGCGCCACAGCATCGGCGGCAATGGGGCCCCTACAATCCCCCCCGAACCGGCCGAGCCCTCCCACGGTCAAAATCCTGCCCACCGGGAAGCCATGTCTTACTTGCGGCGTGCAGGTATCCTGTAGCAGTCTGCAGGCCGCATGACGGTTTATCAGAACGCGGCGCGCGGCAATCGCTGGGTCTACGACTTCCAAGCCAACAAGAAACGCCACGCCGGATACTGCGTCGACCTCGAGTCCGGCCGGCCGGCGAGGAACGAGCGCGAGGCGAAGGCGAACGAGGCCGCGGTGCGCGCCGCCGTCAAGATCGATCAGAACGTCGAGCGCAGCGGCATCAGGACCGGCGCCTTCACGCTGGCCCAGGCGCTCGCCCTGCACATCAGCAGCCAGGTGTCGAGCACGCCCGAGCACGTCGCGAACCTGAAACTCTATGCGCGCGAGATCGTCGCCTACTTCAAGCCCGAGACGCCAGTGACGAAGATCGGCCCGCGCATCAACGCCTACCGGATTTTCTGCAAAGCCCAGCGCGTCAAGATTTGGGCGGGCGGCACCGACAAGCGCCGCGACCGCCGAGATCCGAAGTGGTGGAAGGAAGGCGACCGCCTGCGCTCGGCGGCGAGCTGCAATCACTATCTGGACTGCCTGCGCGGCGCGCTGAGCCAGGCGCACAAGGCCAAGCACCCTGTGACGGGCCAGCCGATGCTCCCCTTCCCGCCGACGGTCGAACCGCTCGAGGCGCCCAAGCGCAAGCCGACGCCGATCCCCGACACTGAGCTGGCGACGCGCTTGAAGGCGGCCCGGCCGTGGACTCGAGACGCCGCGCAGCTGGCCCGCTTCTTCGGCCTACGCATGGACGAGGCAGCCCGCGTGACGATCCAGCACGTCGACGCGCACGCGCGCTGCCTGCGGTTCCGCGGCGACGACCAAAAGAGCAACCGCGACGAGGAGGTCTACGGCGGCGCTCCTGGGTGGGCGCTAGTCGAGCGGCTAGTGAAGCAGGCGCGGAGCCGAGGGCAGAAGCACCTCGTGACGTGGCCTGGCCCCGGCGGCATGTCGCGGTTCGCCAAGGGCCTGCCGATCGAGCGCAGTGCGTGGCGCCCGCTCAAGAGCGTCAAGCGATCCTGGCGGACCAGCGGGAAGGGGCTGACGACGAAGGGGCACCGCTTCCACGACGTGCGGGCCCGGTACATCACGCATATGGCCGGCAGCGCCAGCGCGTCGAACACCCGGAAGCTTGCCCGCCATCGCGATCAGTCGACGACCGACCGCTACATCGAGGTCGAGTTGGCCGAGGCAGCGGAGGCGGCTAACATCGCCATGCGCCGGCGCCGGCCGCAGCTGCGCGTCGTGGCCGGCGGCAAGAGGTAAGAGATCAGCATGACGACGTCCAAGCTCGCGACGACCTGCCCGCGCTGCGGCAAGCCAGTTGAGGCGCCGCCGTTTCAATGGGCCGAGGGGCTTGTGCCGTATCACCCCGAATGTCTCCGCGCCGAGATTGCGTCGCCGCTGGTGCTGCTCGTCCGCTGCAAGGTTGACGGCAAGCTGCGCCCGATGGGCGAGCACAAGCCTTCCCGGTAGGATTTGGTTTGAGACTTCGTTTGTGACTCGCTGGGCCAGAAGGTCACAAACGGGGCCGATCAGGCGAGGATCAGTCTAGCAATATCAATGGGTTGCGAGGTGCGCCCTTGCTTCGGGAGCTAGGGGCCGGAGGTTCGAATCCTCTCGCTCCGACCATTGGCGGGAACAACAGGGCCAACACTTTAGGCCCTTCGGCGGCGGCGGTCCCTCGGGGCCGCCGTCTGCCGTTTGGGACTTTGGTTTGGGACTTCGTCCCTATCCCCATCCTGCCCAAAAATTTGACCACCACGGCCTGCCCTTCCCAGCCTACCCAATCCCACCACCCAAACGCCCGGCATGGCCTAGCGGGGCGATTTACCGGGCAACGGGTGACAAAAACTGTCACCCCCGGCACCCCTATCGCGGATTGCCCGCCCGTCGGCCGGCGTCGGTGAGGCATACCGAGTGCGGCGGGTCCCCGCCCTCGCCAATCATCCAGCCGCTGTCGATCGCCAGAGCCACGGCCGCCTCGATGGCCTCGGGCTTCGCCTCGGGATGGCGCAGGCCAAGCTCATGCAACGAGAGCCAGCGCATCGGCACACCACCGGTGATGGCGCGGACGTCATCGCGCAGGGTGCGAGCGAGCTTGGTCGATCCTTTGGGCGGCATGACGGGTCAACGCCAGGCCGGGCAGTCGGTTTCCGGGTGGAAGACTATTGGCCGATTCGGCGCGAACTCTTCCACTTGGCCGCTAAGTCGTTGATCTGTCAGGTCCCGCAAGTGGCCTAGTTCTGCGTGACCGTCTTTACTCGCCCGCCCGCAGACTGTAGAAGCTGCCGACCATGCGCGCTCCCATTCGATCATCGCGAGCCACAACGACCGGCTGATCCAGCCGGCGTAGCTCAATTGGTAGAGCGGCGTTTTCGTAATTCGACGGTTCGGGGTTCAAGTCCTCGCGTCGGCACCATCACCACCAGAGCTATCGGATTGCGCCGCCGAGTGGTCGGCAACCGGCTTCGAATACCGGCATGGGACGTGCCAGCGTCGGGGTTCAACTCCTCCGCTCTCCGCCAGAACGCAAAAAAGAGCCCGCCCCGGTCAGGTGTACGAGCGAATCGTACATCTGCCGGGACGGGCAAAGTCTAGGGAGGAAACGCCCATGCGGGCTGCCCCCTCGTCAGGGGCCTCGGTGACTCGTTTCCGAGTCGATATCGAATCAGGTCCTGGGCGGCGGCTCGGGTTCGTCAGCGTTGCTCGTGTCGACACAGCGGCCGGCGCGGATATAGCCGTGCCAGCATCCGCCGCAGTTGATCGAAGGCGAGAACGTCGGCGCCTCGCGGTTGCCGTCCCAATCCCACTGCGCGATGCCGCCGTTCTGTCCCTGCGGGTCGCGCTTGAGTTCTGTCTTGCCGGCGATGATCAGGCCGGCGCACTGATGGCCGCGCTTCGGGCAGATGAAGCTAAAGCGCTGCTCCTCGCCCGGCTTGGCAGGATCGAAGTCCAGCGTCTCGAATTCGACCTTGGCGTCGCTCACGACAGCGCCACGATGAACGCCACCAGCGACAGGATGCCGAGGGCGAGCGACGCGCAGAGCGAAGGATTGGCGTCGTCATCGGGGGCGCCGTGTCCCTTCATCTGCAGGTGGATGAACGCGAAGGCCGCGGCGACCAGCAGCAGCGCGAGCGATACGACCACCCAAAAGGCGGCCGGCTTCCAGGCGTGCAGGAAGAACATCGCGAACACGATGCAGACGAAGGCGACGGTGCCGCCGACGGTCGACAGGATCGATCTCATGCGCTTCTCCTCAATTCGTCAGTGGGCGTGGCACGTCGGCCGGCGCGAGCTGCTTGATGATGCTGTCGAGCACCGGGCAGGCGGCCGCCGCGTTTTTGGCTCGCAACCTCATGCACACGTCCCAGGCAGACCAACCGTGCACGACGATGCGGCAGCGATCGCCGGCGTCTATCTGCTCGTTGAGGATCGCGACTCGAGGGCGCGCGTCGTTTCGGGGAAGCTCGCTGAGGTGCGGCATTGGCGGGGGCGCCGGGCACCCCTCCTTGAGGATCGTTGGCGGTTCGGGCCGCTCCACCTGTTCCAGCTGCGGGACCAGAATTTTGCCGACGCTGCCACAGCCACTGATAAGTATCGTCGAGAGAGCCAGGCACAACATTGTTCTGCTCGAGCGGCGCACTGTAGTTCCTCCGGTTCTGCGCGGCCGTGGCAGCGCGTTGATCTTCCAGCGCCCTCGAGACGGCGGACGCTACGATCTCGGCGCCGATGTGCTGACCTTCGAGCTTCTTGAGGGCGTCCCTGCTCTTGGTCGCAGCGTCGATGGCGACGGCAGCGTTGCGGTCTGCGAGATCGGCGCGTGCGTCGGCCGCTTCCCACTTGAGGTAGAGGAAGGTGATCGCCGCAGCGATCGCCAGCGCGCCGACGAGCTTGATGACGGTGAGCGCGTTCAACCGACGACCCCGTAGTCGCAACTGGCCTTGCGGCGGAAGCGTGCCGCGACTTCGAAGCCGTTGCTGCCGCCGTCGCGGTTCGTGTTGCCCTCGATCGTCTGGATCGTCTGGCCGTCGTCAGCGGTCACGATGCCGACGTGAATGTGCGACGGCCGGCCGTCGATGGTGCCGGGCACGAAGAACATGGAGCCGACGGGGATCTGCGATCCGGTGGTGCGCGGCACGAGGCGGCCGGCCGAGCGCGCCGAGTTCACGACCCAAGGCACGTAGGCCGATTGGTTCCCGGCGTCGTCAGTCAGCCGGAACGGCAGCGGCACCTTCAACTCGCGTGCCGCCTTGAAGTAGGGATGGTTGGCAAAGACCTGGCACCACGGAAAGAAAGCGACATCGTCCTGATCGATGCCGCGACCGTAGAGCTCCACCCACGGCCCGCGATTGTCGCCGCCGACTTCACGCGCTCGAGCTGCCAGATGCGCGCGGGCGATTCGGCAGACCGCCTCCCCGAACGGCTCGACGCCCGGCAGCAGCACCTCGGCGTTGACCATCGGCGCGACCAGCGCGCCCCAGGTCTTCGAGTCGACGATGCCCTCGTTGCCGTCGGGCGGCTCACGCAGGATGCCCTTGGATCGCTGGAAGGCCGCGACCGCTGCTCGAGTCGCTGGGCCAAAGTCGCCGTCGATGCCAGTGGCGAAGCCTTGGAGCGTAAGCCACTCCTGGGCACGCCTGACGCCGGGATGGGGCGACGTAGCTCCCATGCCGAGAACGAGAGGAAGCGCAGGCGCGCGGATTTCCTCGAGGTACGGTCCGAGCATTTCGGCCTCGTTGTTAGGTGTGGTTGGGTTGGGAGAGCGCCGCGATCAATGCCGGCGGCGCGCGGCGGATGACGCTAGGTCGGAGACTTCGTGATCGACCGCTTTGCAGCCTCGAGAAGGATGGCCTCAGCTGATGGGCCTTGCTGCTCTTTCACCGCCCTGATGTGCGGTCGGAGCGCGATGTAGCGACGGAGGAAAAGCAACATCGCGGAGGGATAGACGAGCCAGTCACCGAACGGCCCAAGCGGCGGCACCCAAATCGACGCCACGATCATGCCCAGGCCGATCGCCAGCGGTACGTGCTCCGGTTGACGCGGCAAGAGGTAGACGCAGATGAGGATCACGCCGGCGCAGAATGCCTTGAAGATCCACGGCACTGCACCGAGGTTTCCTACAATAGCCCATAGCGTTTCCAGCGGACTCATGCCTTCGGCCCTCCATCGGTCGGATCGGGCAGTTGCGGGAGCACCTTTTTGCCGATGCCGTCGGCAATGTCGGGCGCCCTTTGCGCGATACGCTCAGCAAAACGGATGCCGAACCACATCAAGCTCAACGAGGTGATGCCGATCACGCCGCTGATGCACGGCCACCAGGGCCAGGGTAGGCCCCAATAAATCGCCGCCAGCGGCACCGCCATGCCTGTCAGCATGAAGGATGAAAGAAGGCTCACCACGATGGTAACGCCACGGGCGCCTTGAAGTGCCATCGTGATCGTGCTGGCCGAGAAGGTGACGACGAGCGCGATCACCATGCCGTCCCAATTCGCAATCAACCAATCGAGGGGCCGATGGCTATTCATTTTACGCTACTCCTCCCCCGGCCAACCGGCCGTGATGTCGATCGCCTCGACTGCCTCTATGGTCTCGGCAGCGGCGACGGCGTCCTTGAAGGCGCGGCTGACGTAGAACAGCGCGCCGTAGTAGTCGGCCACCTGCTGCGCCATGCCGATGAACTCGGGCGGCGACAGCATGACGTAGCTGTCGTCCAGCATTCGCCACGGATAGCCACCCTCGGGCCAGGTGATCTCGACGTCGGGGATGGACGTCGCTGCCTGATTGATGAACGCCGTTGCCCGACCGAACACCGCCGTGATGATGTTCCGGTCGGCCTCGCGGATCTGCAGCACCTTGTCGCCGTAGGGCAGGCCTGCAGCGATCCGGCCGTCGAACATCGCCGTGATGCCCGCAATCTTCGCGATCTTGGCCTTGTCCAGCGCGAGCGGTGCAAGCTCCTCGGCAGTCGCCGCCCGGTCACCGGCGCGGCAATCGCCCTCGTAGAAAGTCTGCCCGTCTGAGGTCCACATAGCTACCATCCCCTGTCGGCTGTCATGCGCCATTTCCAGTTTGCCGCGGTGAACGTCGTGACAGTCGAAGCGTTCATTGCTACCGCGATCCACCCGGTGCTGCCGGTCTTAACCGACATGGCTTTGCGGCCGGCGAGAAGCGACGGCGTTGCATACGGGTTGATGCCATCGTTCTGAGAGAATGAACCCATGCCGATTTCATCACCGACGGCGTAGCCCGCTTCGGTGGTCGTGTTGCAGGCTCGGAAATCCGCGAGCATCGGAACGCAGCCGAGGTTGTGGTTCTTCGAGGTTTGGGTCCAAGCCGCCGGCAGCGTAGCGGTGTATCCGCTGTCGTATCGACCATTGTAGGCATAGCTCACGACAGAGGTGACGTTGCCCCCAGAGGTCACAGCCTCGCCTATGAAGACCGCATAGACCGCCGGCGCCGTGGCACCGTTGCCCATGTAGCCTTTCATTTCACCGTAATTGAACGTGAACTGACCGGACGTTACCGCCGGCGTGCCACTCTCCTGATAGATCGGCGCCAAGGTCGTGAAACCGCCTGTGAGCACACCGTCGACACCGACCGTCACGTAGAGATAGTTGGTCGTGGTGTTGGTGAGCGTGCCGAAGCTCACGTTGCCAGTCGACAATCCCCACCGCTCGAAATCGCCGTTGCTCGCGCGCACGATCAGCGGCGTGGCGGCGGCGACGTTGGAGGTCGAGAGCGCCAGACCGCTCACGGTGGCGAGAAGGTTGGGAGCGCCGGACGACAACGGGCCAGCGGTTACGGTCTGGCGTCGACCGATGAGCGCCAGGCTGGATTTGCCTTGCGTCAGCCACTTCGTGCCGGTGCAGCGCAGCCATACGACCGTCCCGGCCGGAACGATGGCGCAGTCAACAGCTTCGCTCGAAGCAGTGTCGAGAAAGACCGGAAAGATGCCGTCGGCATAGATGCCGACATAGAAGCCCTCGCCCACGGCAGATGCTGCAGGCAGAGCAGCCACGCGGACGGCGGCGGAAGTGTCGTGGCTGACGATGTAGCCGCGGTCGAGCGATGAGATCGAGCTGCCGCTGGTGGTCGTGTCGCGAATCGGCGCGTTGTTGCTGCCGATGTAGATGCCCTTGGCTGCGTCGTATCGACCACGCCAAACGTCCGCCACGCCATTGTAGAGGTTGTGTGTCCACGAGACGGCCAGGCCCGCCGTCGAGTCGAACCATGAAGCGCCGCGGCGCAGCAGCGCATGACGCGCGGCGGCCAACCACCCGATCACGACTTGCTCGTGCAGCTCGGCCGAGCCGGGAATGTAGATCGTCAGCGGGTGGTCATCGGTCGTCCAGTTCACCGGCGCGTCGCTGTTCGTCGACTTCCAGACGCCTCGAGTCAGCGTCGACGGCGACCCCTCGGTGAACACGCCGCCGCGATTGAATTCGATCTTCGTGTTGTCGTTATTGCGGACGACATAGACCGGCTCGTCGCCCGCATTGAACGACGCCTCGAAGGGGAAGTAGTCGCCCTTCGGGCCAGCGAGCGTGTAGGCGCCCGTCCCCGTCGTGGTGCTGGTCTCGACGGTATCCTCGGCAAAGCTGCGCGTAGACGTCATGCGGGATACCTCAGAGGGGTTCGGTGAGAGTGAGCGTGGTCATCCACATCTGGCCGGTGGCATCCCACTTCAACGCGCTTTCGAATTGCGCGCTGTCGGTGAACTGCGCCTGCATCGTGTAGAGGTGCAGGTCTGTGGTGGCGGCCGGGTCGAGTGAAAAGACGAAGTCGCGAGCCAGGCCGCAGTAGCGTTGCAGGGCGAGCAGCGAGCGCTTCATCAGCGTGTCGTTGAGCGCGGTGATCGGCAGCACGAAGCGACGAGAGGCGTCGCCGCGTGGGTCGCCGTAGGTTCGGCCGTAGGGCGTGCGAGCCTGGGCGTCGGGCGACGCAAGACCGATGCCGGGGTTGAGATCGATCGGCAGCTGGAACGCCTTGCCGATCATGACGCGACCGATCTCGATGTAGGTGGTCTCGGCGCCCACATCTGCGATCTCGAGTCGCCAGTGCTGATAGGCGTCGGTGTTCGTGAGGCGCACGAGGCAGACGAATGATGGAATGTCATCGTCGAGCGACTTGCCCGTCACAGGCCACACACTTTTCCAGCCGCTGTTGAAGTCCGGCGACGCTGGCAGCGCGGCCGAGGCATTGGCTGCGATCACCCGGCAGACGGCCGCGCTCGTGAAGTTGGCCGCGATGAACGCCACGGTATCGCAGGCCACCGGACGCGCGAGCGTGATCGCCAGGTACTGATCGAGCTTGGAGGTCAGCCGCCACACCTTCGCGGGCTGGATATCCTGCAGGTATGACGCGGGCAGCGAGGCGACCTCGGTGCTGCCGACAATCGTGGCGTTATTGAATTCCCGCGACGACAGGAACAGCGCACGCTCAGGCGTCGGTGCAACCGGCGCGACATAGGCCGGCGCGGCTCCGAATGGCGCGGAGCCGTAAGGAAGGGCACCGTACATGGTCAGTCAGCGCAGCGGAGGAAGGCTTCAAGCTCGGAGTAGCGGAGGCCGAGACGCATGACCGGCTTGCCTTTGCCATCGAGCACCGGCACCTCGCGGGTATCGTCTTGGTCCACCATTTCCATTTCGGGGACGAAGTGACGCGCCACCTCGATGATGGGTTCGCCGGTCAACACGGTGCCCACCACAATCTCAACGGGGCGGCCCTCGTCATCGACCACATCTTTGATCTCGCCAACACGCTCTTGGCGTTTGCCCGGCTTAGTCACCAGGGTCGGCTTTCCGTCAATGACTTCGATGCCAGATTCTACGGTGTCGACCTCGATGACCTTCTCGCGCTCGACCTTCACCACGGTAGTCTCGATCGTCATCAACGGGTCAGCACAAAGAAAGCCATAAGCCCAAGGGTCGAGCTTCTCGGCAATCATGTCGTCGCGCACGTCCTCGGCGATGTAGCCCACATGCCACCGGGCCTTATCTCCCTTCGCCGCGACGGCCTCGGCCATCTTGTAGAACCGTGGGCCGCGTGCCTTGATCCGGGCGGCGGCGCGTCGCTCCGCATCTGTCCGGTTGCGCTCGAGTGCTTTGGCTTCGCGGGTCGACGTCACGGTCCAAGCGTTAACAATCCATCCGTCTTTAATCGGAAGCGAGACGCTACCGAGGTTGTAGGTATTGCTCGCTGCTGGCACCAAGTGCCCGGCGGATCCCACGAGCCACCGGTGCGCGCCCGCGACCGAATCGAAAAAGCTGAGATTGCCGGCGCCAACCGCCGCGCCGGATCCGGTTGAAATCAGCGAGTAGCTGCGCCCGCTGCTGTTGGGCGTCTTGAGCGTGACACCGGCACCAACCGAGCCGAGGTCTTCCACCAGAAGCGAGCCGAACAAATCGCCGTAGGTGTTCCCCGCGTCGTAGACGTGCACCATCTTGGTCGGCGCGGCGACGGTGCCAACGCTCAAGCCAGCGCTTCCGATGGTGCCGCGCTTGATTCCCCCGGTGTAGAAAGCATGGACGGAGCCGGCGGCGGAGGTCATGTAGTCTAATTGACCCGAGGACACCCCAAAGCCGTACCAAGACACCCCGTCGTTGTAGACCTTGAGCTTGGCGTTGGCTCCAGCGGCGCTCGAATAGGTGCCGCCCATATCGAGCGTTAGCGGCGTGGTGGTTGCCGCCGAGGAAACGGTGCCGATCTGGATGCCAGCCAGCGCCGTAAGCGGGCCGGTTATTTGAGTGCCGCCCGTCACGAAGAGCGACCAGGCCACGATGGCATTACGTCCAATCGCGGCATCGCGCGTGATGGCAACGTCACCGTTGTTGTCCATCACGACCGCATCGCCGGCTCGTAGTACGCAGGTCACGATCTTATTTCCGGTGGAAAAGTTAATCCCTGCACCGGTGGCCGACTTGGCGTTGGCGTCGAAAGTTCGGGTGATGGCCCCCGCGTTATAGGTGACCATCACTTCTTCCCATTCCGCCAGAATGGTCTCGTGCTGGATACGAGCGAACATGGTGTCGCCGTTCGTCATGCCGGCGGCCTGCATCGTCCGGTAGTTGGCCGCCGTCGCAGCGCCAAGCGTCAGGGCTCCGGTGCCGGTGCCCGTCGCGAGCTGCTGGACGCTGTCGAGTTTACGGTGCGCCATACTCTATCCCCACCAATCAAAGGTCGTTTCGTTCGTGCCGGCCGTGTCGATGCCGACGGAGAGCAGCGGCTTGGCAGCGCCGAAGCCGAGACGGTTGAAGTTGTTGAGCGTGGCGACGGTACTGAGGAGGTCGACGTAGGGGTCGATCTGCATGGGCCACTGCCAGCGGCTGCGCTCGACGCACATGATGCCCTGGTGCCGGTTGGTCTCGAGCGTGGCGTCGGCTTCGTTCCAGAAGCCCGAATTCGCCACGGTGACGATGACCGCCGTGGGATAGGCAGTGACCACCGACGGCGAGCGCGCCTGCGCGTAGCGGGCAGCCTGGCCCAGGATGGCGGCAGTCTCGTCGTCGACGCTGGGTGCGAGTTCGCTGCGCTGCTGCGGCGCGTTATTCGTCCGCCAGCTCATATTGGTGCCGGCGCGCGGCGGTGCGGTCGCGACCTTGCGCGGCTCGCCCATGCCCTCGGCCTTGTATTCCAGCGCGAACGACGAGCCGGTCACAGGCGATTCGACATAGCCCACCGATAGCCGACCATCGGGCCGGATACGCCAGAACCCGAGGATCCCCGCCATGACGATGTCGAGCGCTTCGGCCTTGCTGATTGGCGTCGGGAAATACCAGCCGACCGGCGCCGAGTGCTTGATGTCGAGGCGGTTGAAAGACGTGATGTCGATCTGTGCCGCATCGTCCAGCCGGTTCGTGCCGTTGGTCGTGGCGATGCGTCGGGCGATCGCGGCACGAGTGGTCGGCGCCGGGTGCCCGTAGGACACCGAGTTGTCGCCAATGACATCGACGCGCACGCCGTATTCGAGATCGACGTTCGGCCGCTCGAGCGAATGAGCCAGGCAGGTGCCGTACCAGCCGGACGGGATCGTGGCGTCGCGGAGCAATTCGTAGGTGGCATAGTCGGCATGGAACGGCAGTTCGACGCCGCCGTGCTTGAAGGCCAGCACCGCGGCCGAGCTGCCGAAGTGGTGCTGGAAAATCTGCGCCTGGGCGTCGATCAGCACCGGCTCGATGTGGAAGTTGTAGCCCAAGGCCCACGGCTTCGGCGTGCCAGCCTTGCCCGCGTCGCCGTCGAGGCCACCGGCGCCGCCGTAGTATTCGCCGTGGAGCGGTCCCTGCAGCTGCCAGCCGAGATCGCGTAGCGCGATTCGCTTGCCGTTCAGGTCGGGGATCAGCGCGGCAGCCGTGAAGCGTGCCACCGTCTCCCAGGTCGAGAAGGGAGTGCCGCGCGCGCCGCGCTTGAGCGTGAGCGGTGCGCCGTCCCACACGTAGTCGAGCAGGTAGTCGAGTTCGCCGTCGGGATCGAGCAGCGCGATCTCGCCCACGGTCGGCCGCGACCGCGACATCGGATCAACGCCGGCGAACAGCGCTGAGCCGAAGTTGGGAAACGCAGGCAGCCGGCCGTTTACGTAGGTGTTGGCTGGCGTGTCATCGGGCGCGCTCGAGCGCGGTGTGGTGCAGGCCACGTACTCGGTGATTCGTCCACCTTTCCAACCCCATTCGCCGCCGTCGGGATAGGGCGGGTCACCGAGCGGACCAAAGAGGCCGAGCGACGGCCCGCTTGCTGGATCGGTCGGCTCTGCGATCAGCAGGTAGTCCTTGTTGCGGTGTGCGCCGAGATCGAGCGGGTCGACGCCGACCGAAAGCGGCCACGGCTGGTTGGGCCCGCCGATCTGACCGAGCGGTGGGAAGTAGTCGGCGTACTCGATCTGCGCCACGTCATGCCGCCTGGTTGGTCAGGTAGCGCGACAGCAGCGCGGTCACTCGAGTCAGGTCGGCACGAAGCTGAGCGTTGTCTTGGCTCTGTGTCTGAACGACGGCCATGAGCTGCTGCATCTGCGCGTTGGTCGCAGCCGCCGCGTTGACGTCCAGCGGAGCGCCGCCGCTCGAGATCGGCCCCTGCACCGCTACCTGAATCGCGCGGAAGTTGGCGAGGATTTCGTCTCGCAGGGCGTTGTATTCGGGCGAGCCTGCGAAGTAGCTCTTGCCGAAGCCGGCCAGGTCGGAGCCCTCGCCAGCCAGCCGACCGATCGCACCGGCATCGCCACCGGCCGCCTGCGCGTAGGTGGCGCGGTAGCTGGCCTTCATGCCCGCCAGTGTGGCTGACGGGTCGAGGTTCGACAGAGCGCCGCCCGGCGACAGCTTTTTGATGGCTTCCTCGAGCTGGGCCACCGCGCCGCCGTAGAGCTGTTCCTTGAGGGCGGCTTCCCGGCGCAGCAGCGCCTCGTTGGCGCGAGCCATGTCGACGTGAACGTCGGTGTTGGCCTTGATGTAGTCGAGGCCCGCGAGAATGTCCTTTTTCTCGTCCTCGAAAGCGCGCAGCGAGACGGCCATCGGATCGATCAGGTTGTCGACGAAGTCCTGGGCGAAGCGCGTGGTGAGCTTCTTCTGCTCATCGAGGATGGGCTTGAGCGACAGGCCCCACTCGTTGGCGCCCGCCGTCAGGCTGGCGAACTGATCGTTGATCTCCTTGAGGCCCTTTTCCGCGTTGCTCGTCACCTTGCCGAGTTCGTCGTAGGTGTCGACGAGATCGAGTAGCGCCGAGATCGCCGCCGTCGAGTCCGGCTCGCGGTTGCTGAACGCCGTGCGGAGCGTGGGCGAGGCGTTCATCGCCGCGTTGTTCTGGATCGAGTCGTAGAAGACCTTGGCGACAAGCCTGTCGATAGCCTTCGTCGGGTCTCCGCTCAGGTCGCGTATCTGTTGGTTGGACCCCTGCGTCGGGCTGAGAAGATAGCCAGACGTCGTGCCCTCTCGCTGGTTGCTCCAGATCGACATGCCGAACGCGTTGCCCGCATTGGTGATGCCGCCCGCCCGATTGAAGAACGAGTCCAGCGTGGCACCGACGCCGCCGTACTGGCCGGCAATCGACCCGCCGCCATTCTGCTGCGTGTCGGCCATGCTGTAGCCGCCGGTGCCCGGATCGAAGCGGAGGTTGCTGCCAGCGAGCGGCGGCAACGCGGGCGCCTCGCCGCCGCCGAACAGTGCCGGAAGCAACATGCCCGCGATGCCCAGACCCATGCCAATCGGTCCGCCCGCAGAGCCGAGCATTGGCAAAAGTCCCGCCGCAGACGCCATGCCGATGCCGCCCCCGAGCATACCGAGGCCGCCGCCGATCTTTCCGGCCGTGCTCTTGGAAGTCGCCATCTGAAAGGCGCCCATGCCGATCGACGCCACGCCAGCGAGACCCTGTCCCCACGTCATGCCGCCAAGGCCGGGCGCTGCCGGTCCGTACACGCCGGCCGGCATCGAGCCGGGGCTGATCGGATTGTTGAGGAAGCCGAACATGCCCGAGCCGCCGCCCATCCCGCCCATGCTGGGCATAGACATGCCGCCGCCGGCGCCGCCGCCGTAGCCCATCGAGGAGGCCTGCCCGGCGGACATAAAGCCCATGCCCTGCGCGCCCTGGATGAGAACCGACATGACAGGTCGGACCGTCGCGAGCGCGAGGAATTCCGCCGCCATGCGGATGATCGTCTTCTTGAACACGTCGCCCAGCGACTGGAACGAGATCGTGCCGCTTTCGAGGATGCCCTGCCAGGCGTCGGCCGCCGTGCTCTGGATCGACTGCAGCGCGCCCTTGACGGGCTCGAGCCACATTTCCGAGACCTTCTTCGTCTCCTCGATCTTCTGCTTGAGGAGGTCCTGCTGCGTGACAGCAGCGATGCGCGCCTCGATATCCTCGCGACTGTCCTCGAGTCCCTTCTTTTTGACTTCCTGCGTGACGCGGAGGATTGCGAGCTCACGCGCGCGGATCTCGGGAAGTTCGTTCGCCAGCCGTACCTCGGCCTCGAGGACCTGGGTTTCGTTCTTGACGTTCTCGGTGCCCAGCCGGAATTCGGTGAGGTTCTTCGCCTTGTCGGCGGCCTTGCCGAGTTCGTAGAGCTTGTCAGCCAGCGCCTGCACGGCGGGAGCGTTCGCCTTCGCGCTTTCGCCATAGGCGTCCTGGGCGGCCTTGGTTGCCTTGTAGCGGGCCTCCAACTCCTCGACCGCCCGCGCGCCCTGCAGCGACGCCGCTGCCATCTGGCCGCCGAAATCGACCGCCATTTGGCCGTCGCCCAGCAGCTTGTCGATCTTCTTGCGAGTGTCGTCGCCGGCGCCTTTGACGGCGGTGGTCGAAGCGCCCCGCGTTGGCGTGGTGATTCCCCGGCCGACTCGAGCGGCGGCCTCGTCGTCTTGGTAGCCGGCTTGGCGAGCGATGAACGCCTTGTATTCGGCTTCCTTGCGGGCCAGCGCCTGAGCCGCCGTCATCCGGCCGGCAGCAGCATCGCCGGCTGCCGTGATCTGGCCGGTGTAGTCGCCCCACGAAGCGCCGCCGCCATCGAGTCGCGGCAGCTTGATCGCGTCGCCCGTCACGCCGAGCTTGCCGGCGGCCCACGGTGCTTTTTCAACGAAGCCGCGATTGATCGCGTTCAGGCCCCATTCGACCGAGCCGATGGCCGCGTTCATCGCGTCCTTGAACAGCTTGCCCATCTGCTCGGGCAGCGCGGCAAAGGCCTCGATGAACATGGCAGAGGCGCGCACGCCGGCGACGTTGAAGGTGTCGACGAGCGAGGTGATTTCCTTGCCGGTGTTCTTGATCCAGTTGTTGTCGGCCTTGGCGCTCTTGTTCCAGCTTTCCTCGAGCTTATCGAGCCAGGTGATGATGTCGGCCAGACCGTTGACGAACGAGGCCCGCAGCTTGAGCGACGCGATCTCGCCACGGTCCGCCCATTCGTCCATCTTCTTGATGGCTTTTTGGTCGATCATCGTGCCGAGACGTTCCGCCTGGGCGGCCATGAAGTCGGCGCCGTTGGCGAGGTCGCCCATCATGGGTAGGAGCCTCATGCCGGACTTGCCGAAGAAGTCGACGGCGGCGGCTGCCTTCTTCGCCGGGTCTTCCATTGCAGCGATCGCCGCAGCGACGTCCTGCATGATGTCTTCGGTCGGTCGCAGCTTGCCGGCGAGGTCGAGGTTCTTGACGCCGATCGCGTCGAGGGCGTCGATCATCGCCTTCGTGCCGTCGGCCGCCTCGCCCATCTTCTGCGAGAACTTGCCGTAGCCCGCCTCGAGCTGGGCCAGCGCGGCACCGTTCTGCGAGGCCGACAGCTGCGAGGCCTGCATGAAGCGCGTCGTGACGCCCAGCTGCTCGCTCAGTTCGTCGAGGCCGGCCGCAGCGTGCAGCGCCTGGGCGCCGAAGCTCACGCCCCATGCGACCGCCGCAGCGACCGCCATCCGCTTCATGCCGCCGAGCGCCGAGGACAGTCTATTTTCCATGCGCTCGAGCTGCGTCGACATCTTGCCGGTCTGCTGCTCGATGCCCTGCAGTGCGCGCTTGGCCTCCTCCCCGCCTTCCTTGGCTGGGCGCGCGTCGATGACGATCCTGATGGTCTGTGTGGTGGCCTGGTCACTCATTTGAAATCAGGCCTCCGACTTTCCTCGGCGCGCTTCTTCGACGAAGCGGCCATACGTTTCATGTCGAGTTCGATGCCGTGGTCGCAGACGTCATTGATGACGCTCACGAATTCCTCGAGGTCGGCGCCGTCGAAGCCGAGACGACGGCCTTCGCGCTCGATGGGTTCACGCGGAATCGGTAGCGGGATAGCCGTCATGCCGCTGGAAAGCGGGCGCTCGCGAAGGAGCCGCTGGTAGGCGAGCCAGTACGGCTCGGCCTCCTCCGTGAGGACAGGCTGGGACAACAGATCGGCTACTGCGCCCTTGTCGCCCTTCGTGGCGCGGTCGACGATGCCGGCCATGAACGGCGAGTAGGTGTCGTCCCAGCTCAGTCGTTTTTTATAACGTCGACCACTTCCTCGTTTTTCTTCCGGCGGAAGTTCGTCTCATCCTCGGTCCACCTGTCGAGCAGCTTGATCGAGCGGGGGAACTTGATCATCCAGGCGATGCAGGCGGCGCGCGTGAAGGCGACCGGTTCGCCCTTGGAGTTCACAACGCCTTCCCAGCCGATGACGTGGCAGTCGGCAAAATACGCCGCCCACAGTGCATCCAATTCCTCCGGGGTGGCGCCGGCATTGGCCTGGCGCCTGATCTCGCGGGTGCGCTTGGGACCGAGTTCACGGTAGCGCGGGTTGGCATCGGACTGCGCCAGCACACGGAACAGCACCGTGTCGGTCATCTTGAACAGAACGCCGATGGTGCCCTCGACATCGCGCTCGCGCTTGAGGTCGTCGGCTTCGGCAAAGTCGTAATTGTCTTTCATGGTGGATGCTCGATTCTCTTGGTTGGAGAGAGGTGGGGCGCTGCCCAACCGCAGCGCCCCTGCATCGGCCTGGGGGATACCCAGCCGATGCGATCCGGCCGGGTTGCCCCGACCGGATCGTCGCCGGTGTGGGGCGTTACTTTTCGTCGACCAGCTTGGCGTGACCCTGCTTCGCCCAGAGTTCCGCCACAGCCTTGTCGACGACGTGCCTGTCGCCGGCCACGAACGACTTGCGCGTCGATCGCTCGGGAACGTCGGCCGCTTCGTTGATATGGAAGTTGCGGACGATCTCGACGAGCACGGCAGCCGGCGCGGCCTCGGTCAGCGGCTCGCTGGTGTGGGTGCGATTCCTCATCAGGCAACAGCCCGCGTGAGGACGATCGCGCTGCCGTCGCTGGCCTTGTAGTTGCCGACGAACGGGAGCGTGACGGTCACAGGCCCGCTCGGGCCGGGATCGCCCAGGTCGGGATTGAAGATGTCGAGGTTGGTCAGCTTCAACCGATACTTGTTGGTCGTGACCGCGCCCATGGTGATGTCGAGCACGCCGCCCAGCGAGCCCGCGCCCACGAAGGTCGTGTATTCCGCAGCGGTGCGGAAGTAGAGCTCGACCGCGCCCTCGACGTCGGCCTGGCCGAGACCCTGATCGTAGGGAGCATCGCTGCCGAAGCCGTGCAGATCGTAGGCGTTGTTGCGGATCGCGAGGTTCAGCGACTGGATTTTCGGCGTGGTCAGGCCGAACGTCGTGTTCATCACGAAGTCGCCGGGTGTCATCGGCGGGCCGCCGGGGGTGGGATCGACGTAGGTGGCGTCGGTGATGATCGCGCTGCCCGTCCCCTCGGTGAGACCGCGACCGCCGAACGTCAGCATACCGGGCTGGCCGTTGCTGCAAGACAGCTGCAGCGACTCGAGGAAGAAGCCTCGCGTCCACCGGAAGAAGTCCGTCGCGCCGCCTTCGAGGAATTCCTCGAGGGTCATGCCGCCGATGGTGCTGCCCAGCTTCGCCACGTTCGACGTCCAAGGCGACTGCAGGACCGATGCCAGCATGACGTTGAGCGCGTCATCGTATGCCAGTGGCATTTCGATCTGCTTGGGCACCGTATAGTTGCCCTTGTAGGTCGTCAGGCTTTGCCGGGTGGCACTGCGCTCGGGCGACCGCGTGCGGGGCTGCTGCTTGCCGCCGGTGGTGCGAATGTCGCGGACCGTCAGGAACGCGGGCGTGTCGGGGGTCGTGCCCCTCGTCACTTCCGGGATGAGGGCGACACGCTTTTGACTGCCATCCATAGCTTATATCTCCTTGCCGGACGCGCCGGTCAGCGGACGTTGTAGATGCGGTAACTGAGTCCGATGGTCTTGCTGGACATGGCGCCATCGACGCCTTGAGCAGCGCCGAGGGGCGATGCGTTCGTGATCTCGATGCGCAGCGATCCTGATGCGACCGAGGTGTAGAAAAATCTGTGTGCGAGGCTGGCGAAAGCCGTGCGGACGGTGTGCGCGTTGCGCTCCTGCTCCTCACGGCCGCCGCCGAGTGCGACGAGGAAGTCGATGAAGACGTCCCCGATCTCCTCGAAGAAGTCGGCGCCAGGCGCTCCCCATGTGAACCGGCTTTCGGTGCCGCCGCCCTCGAAGCGGATTTGGATATACGGGGTGCCAGGATCAGGCGCCGCGGTGCCGTTGTCGGTGTCCTCGACGAGCCAGGTGATAGGCGGCACCGCGTTGTCGAGGATGTCCTGCAGCTTCGTCCGAAAGGCGTCGCAAACCGGATCACCGTTTAGAGCCATCGGTGCCTCGCTACGCCTTGATGTAGATCTGAATGGCCGGGTAGACCTGATCGCGCTGCACGCGCTTGACGCGACCCTTGGCGCCGCCGGCGCGATAGGCGCCGCCCTGGTCGCCCCACACCTTCACGCCTGTATCGAGCTTCACGTACTTGAAGTCGACGAACAGCGAGCGGCCGAACCGCGACGCCACCGCCCGGTGCACGACCCGATAGATGCCGCTGCGCGCCTGCTTGCTCGCCGCTTTGCGCTTGCCGCGACCCGTCTTCTTGTTCGCCGTCGCACCTTCGAGCTTTCGCGCGTAGGGCTGCGGATTGACGATCTGCACGCGGTCCGTCGGCTTGACGCTCGCCAACGCGCCGCGAATGTCGCCCTCGATCTGGCGACCGTTGAGCAGGATGGTGTGCGACTGGACGTACCGGCCCGATCGCACCGGGCTGCGACGCCGCAGCTGATCGAGTGCCCACAGGACCGCATCGGCCATCGTCGGCCGGCGGATGAATTCGATTTTTCCGTAGGGCTTGACCAACCGGTAGTCGGCGCGCGGCCTGCCGTCCGTGACGACGATGGGCTGATTGTCGAAGCCCTTGGCGACCGCCTTAGTTAGCGCGCGCTCGGCAGTCGCTACAGTGGCTTGCTGGATCGTCGGATGGGCGATCTTGTCCCACTGCTGGGACGTGAAGCCCGAAGTCTTCACCGGCATCAGTTGCCGGCGCACGTCATGATGTGGCTGACGTACTCGCCGCGCGCCTTGCGGGAGTCGACGTGGCGAACGATCAGCGTCTTACCGCCGGCGAGCACGATCTGGTCCGTGCGCCTGGGCGGACCCGGCCAGCCAGCCGCCTCGATCTCGACGTTGCCGATCCTGACCGTCTGCAGCGACTGCGCGGTCGTGTTGCCGGTGTCTTCCTCGGAGCTGCCGAATCGCTTGCCCTTCACGACGAGGTCGGTCTGGCCCGCGCGCTTGAGCGTCATGCTGCCGTCGCCGTGCTTGGCCGTCACCTGCGTGACGCGGCGGGCGATGTAGCCGGCCATCAGCCCGCGCTCCAATCCTTGAAGGGCGACAGGGCGGCCTCCAGTTCCATCAGCAGGCCGGACGTGCCCATGCCCATCGTGCCGCCGGGTGCGGCGTAGGTGGCGGCGTAGACGTCGTTGATGGTCTCACTTTGAACCGCGTGGTCACGTTCGGCGCCCATGTAGACCGTCTTGACCTGCTCGATGACCTTGCCCTCGAGTTCAGGCGGCACGCCCTCCGGCAGGGTCCAGCCCGCGGAGTAGAGCACCACGATCTTGCCGCAGGACCAGCGAATCGGTGCATCGTTGCAAAGGCGCTCGATCATGCTGCGGCCGACGAGCTGGTAATCGGTGCCGGCCGCGAGCGTGACACCGTCCTCGACGACCGAGGTGATGAGGGTGACGGGTGTGCGCCACGGCAGGATGAGCTTGGTCCCTCGCGGGTCGCGGACCTTCTGCCAGGTCGCGCGCAGCGCCTCGGAGCCGAAGGTGATCAGGTCTCCCGCGACGCCTCGCGCGAGCTTGCAGTAGGTGGCCGCATCGCCAGAGACGCGGTCGATGATCGACTCGAGCTTGGTGTCATCACCAGAGGGCGAGCCGATCATCGCGCGCACCTTCGCCGCCGTCGTGAGGCGTCGCAGAGCGGCGCTTGCCGTCGGTGTGACGACCTCGAACAGCGGCGGCGACATGGGCTCAGGCCTCGGCGTGCTTGGCGATCAGCGCCTGGATGAACTCGACGGCGTCAGCCTTCTTGCTGATCTCGTCGCCGGCGCCGTGCTTGCGCGCGAGTGCCAGCAGGTTCGGTGCGTTCATCTTTTCCCAATCGGCGGGGATGCCGGCGGGCAGGTTGGCGGCGGTCTTCTCGACCTCGGCAGCGCCTTCCGTGGCCCACTTGTTCTCGATGGCGACGCGCGCCAGATCGCCCTCGACGACGTCGCCCGGCTTCCATTTGGTCGGGTAGATCGTGCCGTCTTTCGCGCCGTCGAATTCCTGGGTGACTGTAGCTTTCATGGTGGTGGTCTCGCTTGCCTGAGGTTGGTCGGGACGAAGAAGGGCGGCCCCTTGCGAGAGCCGCCCTCTATCAGGTCAGGTCAGATCGCCAGATCAGGCCGGCGGGTTGACAGCCGGCATGTTGCGGAGGAAGCCGCGCAGCCAGGTGGCGGACAGGAAAATGTTGCCCGAGTCGTTGCCCGACGGAGTGATCGTCGCGCGAACGTAGCGCTTGTTGCCGATGTAGCCGATCTTCTTGACCTTGTTGTCGTCGTCGGCCGCGGTGAAACCCGCCTGCGCCTCGGTGCCCAGCAGCTGAGCGTCGGGAACGGCAGCGGCGCCGGTCATGTCGGAGATATCGGCATCTTCGATCAGGACGGCGAACGTGGCGTTCGTGTCGGTGTTGGCGCCGAGCTGGATGATCAGTTCGGCGGCCTCGGCGCCCTGCATGTCGAGGATTTCCGAGACGATGGGCGTGTTGTCGGTCCGCGCAGCCTGCGGAGAGATCGCCCGCTTGGGGTCGATGTTGTTGTGGAGATCGCGCATGGCGATTTAGTCCTCTGCGAAAGGTGGAAAAGGGGGGAGACGTCGGCGGCGGCCAGTTACCCGGCCGCCGCGCCTTGTCAGCGATCGCCTATGCGATCAGGTCGAGCACTTCAGCTTGCGGATCGCCTCCGCGAGCGTGACCTGCCCGCCGACGCGGCGGCGCACGATGAAGCGGATGTTGCCGCTGGTGGCCTGCGTGTAGGGGTCGCGCAGCATCACCATGTTGATGCGATCGACCAGCGTGTAGGCGCGCTGGAAATCGCCGTAGGCGATCGGGTAGGTGTTCGCGCCCTCGCTCGGCATGTCGGGCACCTCGACGTAGGGGTCGCCGTCGATGGTGTTCGGCTTGCCCTGAGCGAGACCCGGCATCCAGATGTAGTTCTTCTGGCCGTCCTTGAGCTTGCGGACCGAACCGAGCGTGGTCCGGTTGAGAGCCCAATTCGAGTTGCGGGTGTAGGCGGTCTTGATCGCGTGCTTGAGCGTGATCAGGCCGTTGGCCTGGCCGTCAGCGTCCGCGATGGTGGCCGCGGTCCCCGAGTTGGTCGAGGACACGTCGCCGTTCGTCATCCAGCCTTCCGGCTTGCCGACGCCGTTGCCGCTGACGACGGCGAGGCCTTCGGCCACGGCGAACTGCTCATCGCACTCGCTGCGGATTTCGGCTTCGAGGTCGAACGCGGAGTCCTCGAGGTTCTGCTCGCTGATGTCGATCAGCGCGAACATTTCGTGCGTGGGGATCTCGATCATCCCCCAGCGGAGACCGTCGGTCTCGGAGCGCGTGCCCTGATCGGCCACCCACTGCGCGGCGAACTGGCCGGTACGCTTGGGCTGGTGCAGCGACTTGTTGACCGTCGACCGGACGCGAACGAGCGACCGGACGGGGCTGATCTCGGTCACGCCCTTGATGATCTCGCGGACGTACTCGACCGGGGCCAGGTAGCCGCCGGTCGTGTCGTTGGAGATACCGAGAGCCTTCGCCTCGGTCAGGACGCGCTCGATGGCCTTGCCCTGGACGTCGGGCAGGCTGGCAACGGGGACGCCGGCGATCGCGGCAATGACGCCACGAGCCCAATCGCCGTGCAGCTGCTTGCGCTCGAGCTTCATGTCCTCGGTGTTGTTGCCGGGACGCTTGAGCTTGAGGAGGAGCTTTTCGATCTCCTCCTTCATTTCCTTCTCGCGCGCGGCCTGGGCCTTCTGCTCGTTCTCGACGGCAGTCAGCTTCTTGTTGAGATCGTCCGACTTCTCGAAGGACTTCTCGATCTTGGCGAGCTTGTCGATCAGCAGGGGGTCAGCGACGCCCTTGGTCTTGATCTCGGCCAGGATGGCGTCGTTGGTCTTCTTGTATTCCTCGAAGCCCGTCATCAACGGGTCGACGATCTTCTTGACCTCGGACATCAGCTCGGCGGTGCCGGCCGCTTCCTTCCGCTCCAGCGCGCGGCGCTGGTGGCGATTCATCATGTGCATTTTCAGCCTCGGGTTACGTGGGGGAAAAGACGCTCAGCGCCCGCTTCCGCAGGTCCGCCAGCGCATCAACCGCATCGCCTTCATCCCGAAGGTCAGCAGCCTTGTAGCCTCGCGAGGCGATTGCCTTCGCTTCGGCCTTTGAGAACCCGCCTACTTCCCGCAGGAAGTTCTCAAAATCTCGAACCGTCTTGATCTGCGACTTGACCGAGTCGACCGAGGTCTCGTCGTTCATGCCGAACAGCACCAAGCTCAGCTCGAGAAGGTCGATCTTTTTCAGCTTGCGGCGCGGCTCGCCCGGCTTCGTGCCGTAGGCGACATCGACGGCCACATAGCCGATAGACATCTGGTCGATCTGCTCGGACTTGAGCGCGGCCAGGAGGCGCTTGCCCATGTCGGTGTCGAGGGCGATCAGCTGACCCTTCACCTTGAGGCCCCGGTCGTCCTCTTCCATCGAGAGCCACTTGCCGATCGGCAGCATCCCCTCAGAGGAGCCCCAGCCGCGGCCATGCTGCCAGAGCATCTTGATCGAGCGCTTGCCGGCCTTCCACGCGCGCAGCGTATCCTTGAAGGCGCCCTTGATGATGACGTCACCGCCGCCGTCCTCGTTGCCGAACACGGCGCCGTAGCCGGTGAACGTGCCCTCGGCGTCGCCATCATCGGCAAACTTCAACTCGCGCAGGCCGAAGCTCGAATGTTGCGGCACGCGAAAGGTCGTGTCCTTGCGCTCGATGATCGTCTTAAGCATCGGTCTGGTCTCCTAGGCTGCCCAGCACTTCGGTCAGGTTGGTGCTCGCCGTCCTGATGCGGCGCTCGTTGGCGGCCGACAGAACGCGGCCGACCTTCTTTTCGATCTCGTCGTCGGTGAGCTGCGGGCCGCCGTTGTGGCCCAGCATCGACTTGACAGCTTTGGTGACGTCTTTCGCCAATTCGTCGCGCTCGGACTGCGTGCCCATGTTGAGCGGCAGCAGCGGATCATCGAGACCAGGCAGCGGGTTCAGGTCTTCGAAGCGGCGCGCTTCGTTGCGGCTCAGCCAGCCGTTGATGATGCCGCTGGCGTAGAATTCGGCGCGGGTCTTGTTATCGCCGCGCATCAGGCCCTGCATCGAGAACTTGGCCTGCAGGTCGTCCTCTTTCGGGAACAGATCGCGGGCGACCGCCTGCTCCCAATTCTCGACCCAGGGGTTGAGATCGTGAATGACGTGCGCGAGGAAGAAGGCCTCAGCGCTGGCGAACGTGGCGGTGTTCGCCGTGTAGTAGATCATCTGCGGGTGGACGCCGAGATCGCGGCAGATTTCCTCGATCTGGAACTTGCGGGTCTCGAGGTGCTGCGAGTCGACGCCGTTCATGTTCATGGGCGACCACGTCGCATCCATGTCCAGCACAGCCGTCTTGAACTTGTTGGCGAGACCGCCGTGATAGTCGCCCCACGACGCCTTGAGCCGTTCGCGGCCATCGGTGTCGAGCTTGCCCTTGATCGATAGCAGCCCGCCGGGCTGTTGACCGTTGGCGTGCAGCGCGGAGTGGGTCTGCTCGGTGGCGATCGCTAGCCCGATGGCTTCGCGCGCTAGTTCGATGGCCTTGAGGCCGGCGATTCCGCTCCACGCGGGACCGCGCACGATCAGCAGCTGATCGCGCTGCAGCGTTGTCACCTTGCCGGTGAGGTCACGCCACTCGCACGTGATAGTCCAGTCTTTCGCCTGCTTTAGCGTGAAGGTGCCGGGCGCCAGCGGGATCAACTCGGCGGGCTTGTCACCGAAGCCGCGGCCGATGTAGGCGACCGCCACGCCTTCCAGCACCGCGTGGAACATCATCATTTGCCGGAATTCGAACGAGGTCATCCACTCGTTGGGCCGGCGGTAGAGCAGCTTGTGTACCGGATGGTCCTTGGCGATCGACTTCGAGCCGTCCTCGGCTTCGCGGTAGAGCTTGAACGGGACCTGGGCGATGCCGTTCGCCAGCACGCGCAGGCAGGCGAACACGGTCGAAACGCGGAGCGCGGAGCTGATGTTGACCGAGACGCCGGCGCGCGACTGCTGCAGGCCCATGGCCTCCCACGTCAATGCGCTCGCGTCGGTCACTTTCACCTCGGCCTGACGAAGGCCGACAGCGAACGATCCGAACAGTCCGCCCTTCATCAGGCGGCCGGGGTGTTGGTCTGCGCCAGCGCGCGCAGCATGACGCCGACGACCAGCAGCAGGCCGCCGACAATGAAGCCGGCCGGCTCGTAGATCAGCCAGGCGCCGTAGGCGATCAGCGCCAAGCCCGCGAGCCCGATGAGATCGCGGACGAGATCGGGCAGCGCGCCTGCGAGGATCCGCAGCGCGTTGGCAATGCTCTTTGTCATGGGTCTCCTAGCCGAGGACCAGAAGGTCTCCCGATTTGAGGTACGAGCTGTCGTCCTTGCCGGTCATTTCACGGCCAAGCGCCATGATTGCCGCGACGACGCCGTCGATCTTGTTCTCTGGCCGCTCTTTGCGCGGGTAGATGTTGTCCTTCGCGTCGGTGTGGCAGACGACATTCGAGACCATCCAAGTCAGGATGGGATCGCCGTCGTGGTGGAGCCGCCCCTGTCGCGCCAGCGCCTCGATCTCTTTCATCGGCGCCGAGAAGTTCGCGACCAGCGCGCGGTATTCGACGCAGGGCACGCCCTCGGCCTGCAACCTTTGCGCCATCTGCGCCGTTTGCCAGGGATCGAAGGCTACCTCGACCTCTTTGAATTTCTCGACATCGTCCCGCACGTCGTCCTCGATCGTGGCGAAGTCGATCACGTCGCCCTCGGTCTCGATCAGCAGGCCGGCGGTTCGCCACCCCATGTACTGGCTGTTGCGCCCGTCCTCGATCGCCTGGGCCGGCAGGTAGTAGCTGCCGAAGAAGTAGTAATGCTTGATGTCGTCGATCATGCGCGTGAACAGGCGCATCTTGGCGGCGATGTCGGTCTTCGTCGCCAAATCGAGCGCGATTCGAGCACGCTCGCCTTCGAAGTCCTCGATCTTCAACGACGGGTCGCCACACTTCTCCCACACGCCCATGTCCATCCACGCGACGTTGGCATTGACCCAAAGGTTGAGGTGCTTCGTCAGAAAGTTGGGCTGAGCCGACGGCATCTGCATGGCCTTGGTAGCCAGGCGCGCGACGTGCAGCGGATCGACCGAGATATTCCAGTTGGGGTTGGCCTTGCGCCAGGTCGACTCGACCCATTGATCGTCGCCGTCGTCGATCGTGTAGATGATCCCGAAAGCGGTCTCGTCCTTGGCGACGCCCTGCAGCAGCTTGATGACGTAGCCGCGCACTTCGTAGCAGATGCCGGCGCGGTTGCTGCCCGCCGTCGTGATGACGATGAGCATGGGCTGGTCGCGCTTGCCCATGCCGGTCTCGACCACGTCGTAGACCGCGCGGGTCTTATGGGCGTGCAATTCGTCGATGGCGGCGAAGTGGACGTTGAGGCCGTCCAGCGAATCCTCGTCGGACGCCAGCGGCTTGAACGTGCTGGCCGTCTTCTCCTGGGCAAGCGCGTTCGTGTGGACCGTGAGGCCGCGCGACGCCCTGAGCGCCGGCAGCTTCTGCGCCATCTTGCGCGCGGTGCCGAATACGATCTTGGCCTGATCGCGCGTAACCGCGGCGCTGTAGACCTCGGCGCCCTCCTCGCGGTCGGCGCAGAGCGCATAGAGTGACAGGCCCGACAGCAGCGCCGACTTGCCGTTGCCGCGCGGCACTTCGAGATAGATCGACCGGAAGCGGCGCTTGCCCGTGAGCGGGCCGGCCTTGTGCAGCCAGCCATAGCCGGTGGTGACGACGAAGATTTGCCACGGCGCGAGCGTGAGCGGCTGGCCGCGCGGGTGCTCAGGCGTCGAACGGGCGAGCGGACCCTTGATGTGCGGCAGCAGCTCGAGGAACGCGCAGGGACGCGCGGCCTCGTCCTTGTCGAACCGATAGGCCCAGGCCTTCCCCTTCGCGGCCTTGAGATCCCGGCGTTGTCGTTTGCAGGCCGCCTTGACCCACTTGCAGGCCGGCTCCCTGCCGGCGAGCACATCGTCGATGTAGCGGTTGGCGATGCCGACGTAGTCGCGTTTCAATCGAACCGATCGAACGGGTTGTCGTCACCCTTGCCGCCGTCGGCGGATACGCGCGAACGGCTCGAGGGCGTGAAGCCCATTTCAGCGGCGGCCTTGAGCATGATGTGCGCCTGCTTGTTCAGGATCGCCAGCGATGGGTGCTGGATGATGTTGCCGCCCTGGGTGCGGACGACGGTTGATGACGTGGCGACTTGGCTCGCTGCATCGCTGTGGAGCCACGCGGCGATTGACCAGATCGCGAGCACGCGAAGGTCGAGACGCTTGAGCAGTCCGCCCGGTGCGTCAGCGATGGCCTGATTCCAGAACGGCACGGCAGCAGCAGGAAGATCGCCGGGCGGCTCGACGAGCGCGCCTGTCGGCTTCGGCTCGTCCTTGTTGATGCCGCGCTTGCCGGCGTTCCCTTCGAGCAGGCGCAGGTGTGTGGGCTTGGGCTTCCGGCCTCTCGCCATGTGAACGCCTCGCCCTTCTGTATCCTGGCCGCCCCGTCAATCGAATTGCGACGCGATGGGCTCGTTTTCTCGACGTTCCGTGCAGGGCCATATCTCGCCCCACAATCGAAAATCGGGCGGCCTCCTCACAATCTACCGTCGACGATTTGAACCGCTCCCACGGTCAAAAAAACGGGGCTACCGGCGGCCGTACTTAAACAGCCCTTTATTCCCTTAAGCTTCCCGATATCCCCTGAAATGCTGATTTCAGGCCGTTTTCCCGCGCAAGATTATTGTTCTTTTCGGCCAAGCCAGAAAAGCCAATGTTTAGCTACACTTACTGTTAGGCCATAAGACGTTGATTTTGTTGAAGTATTGAGAACTTAAGTTTACCTTAACTTCACTGAACGGGGACGGAATGGCCGCCCTGCACCGGAAGAAAAGGAAACTCAGATGTCCAGCACCTACGCCGAAGTCGCCGCTCTGATCTCGAAGCTGCCCGCCGGCAACGTCATCAAAAAGGCCTACCTCGCCGCCCGCAAGCGCGAGGCCGACTACGCCGCCCGAGGCGAGAAGGCGTGGAAGTCGCGCAAGGCCGCGAAGCGCTCGAAGAAGTCCAAGGCCCACTAACGAAAGGAGGAATTGACCTTTGCCGGGTCGCGCGAATTTCCCCCCGCGCGATCCGGTCTAGGCCAGCCCCTCCGCTGGGAACCAACGAAGGAAACGACCCTATGCACCTCGTCGAAAATCCTTACCGCATTTGGCTGTCAAACTTCGGCATCTGGGCGAACGCTCGATGCTCCAGCCACGACGCCGCGAAGCTCGAAGCGATCCGCCTGGGCTTCCAGTCGATGATCGTCCGCCGCAACAGCGACGGCACCGACTCGCCCCTCGGCACCTACTGCCCGCTCGTTGGCTATCGCGCCATGCGCTCCCCGATGCCCGCCTGACATTGCCTCTAGCCGACCCGCTCAACGGGCCGGCCTGGGCCAGCGCCAGAGCTGGACGCCATCGCACAACGTGACGGCGGAACACAACGAAGGACTACCTATGCAAACCGTACCAGCGACCGAAACGTCGGGATTGCCCGCCGCCACCTACGGGCCGCACCTGCCGGACGTTCAAATCGTCCTGCCGCTCGCGCCCATCACTGTCAGCATCGACGCCTTGCGCGCCGCTCTGCTCTGCGCGTCGAAAGAGGAGGCCCGCTACTACCTCTGCGGCGTGTTCATGCACCGCACGGCCGACGGCTTCGTCCGCGCCGTCTCGACCGACGGGCACCGCCTGATTGTGGCGAACCTCTACCGCGAACACGCCGACCAGAAGGGCCCGGCCTGGCTCGATACCGGCGTGATCATTCCGGCCGACATGCTGGCCGCGAAGCTCGCCATCATCGACAAGGCGCAGGGCCACCTCGAAAAGGGCAACCGCCCCGTCGAGATCGCCTTTGCCGATAACGCGCAGCATCTGGAAGTCCGCGATCCGCTCGGCTTCAATGTCTTCAAGGTCAAGCCGATCGATGGCCAGTTTCCCGACTACGCCAAGCTGATCGGCGGATTCGGCGGCGCGTTCGACGACGTGGACCGTGGCGAATTCCAGCCGACGGCTTTCGATCCTCAGTACCTCAAGTCGGTGGGCGAGATCGCCTCGCGCCTCGGCGCCAAGGCGGTGCTGTCCTACACGATGCCGGACGATGTCGCGAAGGACGGCAAGCGCACGCCGAGTCCGACGCTGTTTACGTTCGGCGGCCTGGGTGTGGCCTTGGTCGTCATGCCGATGAAGGCTGAACCCGCGATGCACGAGGCCGACAGGATCGTGCTGTCTTCCGCCATCAAGTCCAGCGTAGCGGCCTTGAAGGCGCACGAGACCCGCAACCGCAAGGCGGCGAAGAAGCTCACCGGCCAGGAGAAGGCCGACGCGATCGCGAAGGCCGACAACTTCAAGGCCCGCCTCGAAGCGCTTCTGGCGCGCGCCGGCAACGGCACCGTTACCGAGGCGCTGCCCGCGCCGGCGCCGGAACCCGAGAAGGTCGAGGAGCCGACCGACGAGCAGGAGCAGGACGTCGCACTGGCTGATGGCCTGGGCGATGGCGAGCAGCCCGAGGTCGAGCAGGTCGAGGAGCCTGTCGTCGAAGTGGAGCGGCAGGGCGCACGCGGTGGCCGGAAGAACCGGAAGGGCGGCAAGCGCTGAAAAATAACGGGGGCGACGCGGCCTTGGCTGCATCGCCCCCAGTTTTTCCCGAGTCCCTATGCAAGCAACCCGAGAGGAAGCGTGGACAATGTCACAAGTTGAGCAGACCGGCAACGGCGGCCCCGTTGCAGACTTCGGCCCCGATCATCCGCTGACCGGCGCCCCCATCATCAGCAGCTACTCGCGCAAGCAGGCCGTCGAGGACGGCGTGCTGATCGACCTGAGCGACATCGCCTGTCCGCTGTTCTGGATTTGGCCGGTCGCGTGTACCGCCGGCGTCTGGCAGCAGCTGGTCGCGTGCGGTGTAGATCCCGAGAAGGAATCCGAAAGCGGCGCCACCTACGCGCGGCGAGCGAAGCAACTCATCGTGAACTCGTGGGAAGCCGCCCAGGCGCAGCGCAACGACGGCGAGCGCCCGGACATCTTGAAATTCATCGCGGACACCGACGCAGGCAGCACGCTGGTGTGGGCCCGCGTGACGCCCGGCGATGACGGCAAGCCCGTCGTGACGATCATGCTGATCAGCGAGGACTAGGAACATTGAGGGCGCGCGCCTCGGTGCGCGTCCTCCTCTCCCTCTTTCAAAAAGGAAATTCGGCAATGCACCCGATCACGATAAACCCCGATGGCAACAGCGTTAAAGGCTGCTCCTACATTTACGCTCCGGCTGGACAAGCTGGCGAGTACTCGCCGCTGGCCGCCAATCCCTACCGTGGCTGCGGCCACAAGTGCGCCTACTGCTACGTCCCCCGACTGCTGCGGATGGACCGCAAGGACTTCGACGTGGGCGCGGTGATCCGGCCCGGCTTCAAAGAGGGGCTGGTCAAGGACGCGCGGAAGTATCAGGCCGCGGGCCTCACCGGCCAGGTCATGCTCAGCTTCACCACCGACCCGTATCCGCCGGCGCATCACGAGCTCACCCGCTGGACGCTGCAGGCGCTGCGCGATCACGGCCTGGGCTTTTGCACTCTGACGAAGGGCGGCAGCCGTGCGCTGCGCGACCTCGATCTATTCCGACCAACGCGCGATGCCTTCGCCTCGACGCTCACGAGTCTGGATCGTGACTTCTCGCGCAAGTGGGAACGTGGCGCCGCCGATCCTGACGACAGGATATCGACGCTCCGCAAATTCCACGCGGCCGGCATCTTCACCTGGGTCAGCCTCGAGCCGACCATCGACGTCGAAGCATCGTTGGCGATCGTCGATGCGACCCACGAATTCGTCGATCTCTACAAGGTCGGCCGAGTCAACTACGTCGGCATCACGAAGACGACCGATTGGGAAGCCTACACGCACCGCATGATCGAGAAGCTGCAGCGCCTGAACAAGCGCGCCTACATCAAGAAGGACCTGCAGCCCTATTTGCCCGCCGGCTACTTCAACCCGCTGCGCGTGCCCCAGCATCACTAGGAGGACGAGCCATGTCGAAGATCGATTTCCTCAACGACGCGGTGGGCTACGTGCCGCGCAATCCGTTCAATCTGCCGGACCTCTGCTACGTCCACATCGCTGGCCAGCCCATCGGCAAGCACATCGGCATCGTGAAGCGTGGCGAGGAGGGATACTACCCCGCGCCCGGCATGACGATGGAAGCGGCGGATCGAAAGAACGAGCAGATGGGCGTCACGCACGCCCAGCGCGACGCGATGCAGGCCGGCTCGATGTTCGGCTGGCATGTGCCCGGCACGAACCCGTTGAAGTGGACGAAGGCCCGGCCGATCTGCGCCGACTCCCAGGCGCTCGAGCAAGAGGCTCGTGAGATCGAGGAGCGGGCCGAGCACGAGGTGAAATCGTGAGCCGGGCTCCGCTTTCCGCAGAGGCTCGCCGCTTCAACGCTCGCGAATTCCTGCAAGGCCTCACGCACTATCAGACACCGGCAGCGCCGACCGCCGGTTTCTGGAAAGACCTTTGCAAGATCGGCAGGGTGCAGAACGAGCGGGAGGTTCTGCTAACCGCTCTGCGCGAAGCTCTCGCAGTCGACGCCCGGCTCAATGCAGCCGAGGAAGCGCCGACAGGCGACCACTTCAACGAGGTGCTGGCCTTCCTTCGGAGCGCTGCAGAATATTTCTCGGACGACGAGGTGAAGTCGTGAGCGCCGCTCGTCTCTCTCCGCGCGAAATGGCTCGCCACTGCGCTCGCGTCTATCTGGCCGAGGCCAGGAGACGGAAGGAACGCGACCCCCGCTTTGCAGCGACGTTGCTGCAGTGGGCCAAGAACGCCCGCAACAGATCGAACGCCATCGCGTCGCCGCCGATCAATGAATTGCCGCTGTTCCGCTCGGTGGCATCATGAGCCAGCAGCCCGACACCGGCGAGACCGTAGCCAGCATCAACGCTCGTGGCGATGACCGCTCGTGGCCTTGGATCATGAAAGAGCTTCAAGGCGGTGCGACCCTCTTGCGCGTTCCCAAGTTGCGGCGCGCATACCCCGACCAGGGCCGAGGTCCCTATGGGCAGGGCATCACCGATACGCGCCTTCGCAAGCTCGAGCGGGCCGGCACGATCCATCACGTCGGAGTCGATCGATACGCTCTGTCGGAGGTGGCTGCAGCCCAGGTCGAACCGGTGGTCGCGCCGCCCCAGGTCGAGGACCAGCTGCCGCTCTTTGCGAAGCTGCCGGGAGCCAGGTCATGACCTTCCAGTGCCTCAACTGCGGCGACGAGTGGCCCTTCGATCCGGCTCGCCTAGTTGTCTGCCCCGAGTGCGACGCCGCAGTCGGCGCCCCCTGTCTACGACCGAGTGGTCATGGCCTGTTCGCCAAGACCCACCACGCTTCCCGCGAACCTGCGGCGATAGCCGCCGGACTACTGCAGCGCTGTAAGGCGGCACCGGTACTGCAGCCCATCAACTACCAGCCCGCCCTATTCTGAAAAAGGACCAGACCTATGCGAACGAAGACGATCAAATTCGACGACGACGTGTCAGCCGTGCTTCGCCAGATGACAGTGAGCGGCAACATCGCGACGCTGCCCGGCCAGCTTGAGCGCAAGCTGTACGAACGAACCGACAAGGCGTTGAAGGCGCTCGGCGGGAAGTGGGACCGCAAGGCTGGCGGCCACGTGTTCGGTGAAGATCCCCGCCCGCTCCTGGGCCAGGCCATCGAGGCCGGCGAAGTGGTCGACGTGAAGAAGTCGCTCGGCCAGTTCTACACGCCCGCCGACATCGCCTCGCGCATGGTCGACGAGGCGTACCTGAGGCCCGGCCTCCGCATCCTCGAGCCCAGCTGCGGTGACGGTCGCATCATTCGCGCGATCGCCGCAGCCTTCCCCGGCTGGCCGGCCGACGTTGCCATGAAGCTGCAGGGCTTCGAGTTGGACATGAAGACCGTGGACAGGCTGCGCCAGGACATCACCTGCCCGGCCATTCACATCGTGCGCGCCGACTTCCTGAACATGGAGCCGAAGCGTTACGGCCTGTTCGACCGCGTGCTGATGAACCCGCCGTTCAACGATGGCGCCGACATCAAGCACATCGAGCACGCGCTGCGCTTCCTGAAACCCGGCGGCGTGATGGTCGGCATCTGCGCTGATGGTCCGCGCCAACATGACTATTGGCGGAAGTGCTACGACCACGTCGACTTTGAAAGCGGCTGGTGGCAGGACTTGCCCGAGGGATCGTTCAAGGCCGAGGGCACGAACGTGCGCTCCGCAATGTTCATGCTCCGTAGCTGCGAGGTGATCCACGCGACGATGGCGCCGCCGGTCCCGCGCAGGATGCAGGACCGCGCAGTCAAGCCGCTGAACACGGCCCCGCTGCTCGACATGCTCTGCCGCTGATTAGGAACCGGAGGGCGGCCGGCGTGCCGCCCTTCTCTCCCTCCACGTTGAAAGGAACAGGACGATGCTGACCGCAACGATTGAGCTGCATGGCGAGACCGAAACCGACATCGAGCTGGCGCTGGACGAAGTCCGCCGCCTTGTCGGTGAAGGCTTCACCAGCGGGCACAACAGCAACGACACCGGCAAATTCACCTTCAACATTTCCGAAGGAACAGGCTCATGAGCGCCGCAGAGAAGACCGACGATATGCCGACGCTCAAGTTCGAAGAGCTAGAAGCGGCCAAGCGATACGACGCATACGCGCCCAACGGTGAGCCAATTCTTGGCACGCTGGAGGCGGTGACGGCCCGCAGCGAGATCGCCCATTTCCAGAAGCCGGGCGATGTCGGCTGCGAGTACGAGTACGCAGGCGGCAGCGAAATCTTCTGGGACGGTATGGAAACCCAGATGCGCGACGGCAAGACGTTGTTCCTTTGCGCCGCCGGCGAGGAGTGGACCGTCGATCAACTGGTCTTCGAAGAGCAGGGGAGCGCGTGATGCACACCTGCGAGAATTGCGACTGGAAGGGCACGGAGCCCGACGGCTTCCGTCAGTCCTTCAACGATTGGGCCGGCTATCAGGACGAGTGCAATGTCGTGATCCTACCGGCCGGTTCATGCCCGAAGTGTCAGGCCCCGGTCTACAGGGACGACGCGCACGCCGCGATGACGCTCGCGCGAGCGGCGCCCGCCATGCTGGCTGCGCTGAAAGCCGCGCTTATGGATTTCGGGCCGCATTTCAAAGGCCCGACTATAGATGGCATCCGCGCCGCCATCGCCCAAGCTGAGACCGTCGACGACACATGGAAGGACGTTGACGCTGCGATCGAGAAGGATCGCGCCGCCATCAATGCCGCTCGGTCGTGACCGTGCTGCTGTGGGTTACGCATTGGCGCTGCCTGCAGTGTCTGCAGCTGCAGCATCACGCGACGACCCGTCCGTTGTCCTGCCATCGCTGCGGCGGTGCGCCGATGGTTGAGGGCCCGACCTTCGGGAGCTGCGATCAGTCCCGCTCGTCGAGCGGCAGACCTTCGAGCACCAGCCCGAAGTAGAGCACCTTCGCCGCTGACTTGCCCCTCGCCCGCCACGCGCGGACGAGGCGGCAATTCATCCGGCGGCACAATCCCCCCAGCGCACGATCGACGAGTTCATCATGAGACGACGCAAGACCCACGGCACGCGGCCGCAGGCCCGCCAGCACCGACATGGCTTTGGGCGCGTCGCCCATTTTCATTTTCAGGTTCGACCCGTCCGTCAGACAGAAGCCGATCAACTCGCCCGGCTTCACCGGCCGGCGTGCCGCGATGATCGCCGCCTGCATCCACGGCGAGCCGTAGGCGTCGAGGTCGAAGATCGCGAATTGAGCAAGGTCGATGCAGCGCAGCACGCGGGTGTTCTCGGCCACGTAGGCGAGCCGCGGATCGTCGGGGAACCATCGGAGGTCGCAGCCGACATAGCCAGGCGCGTCGATCCAGACGCGGCGGTACATTTCGCCCGAGCCGGCGAAGGCGTCGAAGACTTTGCCCTTCACGGCATCGAGCACGTTGCGCCGGATCAGCGCCTTGTCGGGCGCGCTGCGCTGGTGGTTGTCTACCTTCTGGACATTGGCGAGCTTGGCGCCGAGCTTAGCTGCCATCGCCCACCGTCCCCTGCTCCACACTCACGCCGGGGATATCAGCCATGAGCGCACGCAGCTTCTGCAGCGCCTGGGCCTGCGACGCGAGCGGCCCGCGCACGCTGATCCAGAAGCGATCACCCACGGTCGAGACGTCCAGCTCCTCGACGTTGGCCGTCGGCTCGGCCGGCATCAGCTTGTCGAGTTCGGCGGGCGCGAATCCCAGCGCAGCCAGGTCGGAGCCGTCACCGCGCAGCTGCGTCAACTCGTTGCGCAGCGTGTCCATGTTCCAACTGGAATTGAGCGCGATCTTGTTGTCGGCCAGCATCAGTTCGCGCTTCTCGCGATCCGTCAGGCCTTCGAGCTTGATCGTCGGCCCGTCCTCGAGGCCGATGCTTTGACCGGCAGCGACCCGGCCGTGGCCCGCGATGATGACGTCGTCCTCGTCGATCAGGACGGGGTTCGTCCAGCCGTAGCGTTTGATCAGTTCGGCAATCTGCGCGATCTGCTCGGGCGAGTGCTTGCGCGCATTGCGAGGGTTCGGTTTCAGATCGGCCAGCCGTCGGGTCACGACGGCCAAATTGTGGACGCGCGGCTTCGTGGGTTTCTTGTCGGCCGCAGGCTTCGCCATGCTCTCTCCTCAGTGCAGCTTCGGCGTCACGTCAGCTGCTGTGTCGTCGATGGTCCCGTCGTTGAGCGCGTGCATCGTGCGCAGCGCGCCGGGCGCCAGCGACTTCACGTCGACGACGAAGCGCAGGTGACGGATACACGCCCAGCGCTTTGATCCGGCCGGCTTGAAAATCGTTCGGGCCTCGAGCCCATCCCTCGGGCCGAAATGGCAGATCGCGCAGACCGCCATCCTCGCCACCCCCCTGTGTCAATTTCGCGGGTGTGAAAAGTCCACCCCCACCGCGGTCGCTGGGGCCCCTCCCAAGCTTCGGAGGCCCCCTACCCCCTCCTCGGCCAACGCCAGAGTGGCACACACCGGGGTTTCTAGGGGGGCTACAATCGTTTTCTAGGGCCGCCCTCACCAGACACTTAGCCAGGCCGGACGGCGCTCTACGGCCCGATTTCCGGGGTCTATTTAAGCGGGGCTAAATCCCGGCTAAATCCCGCCCCTACAGGGCCGCCCGTCATTCGCCCCCAACTCCCCACAAGCGCGCCTAAACACGCTCCACGGCCAGAAAAAGCGAGCCTTCGGCCCCTCTTAAGCCCTGATCTCCGCTCGTCCTTCGCTGCGGCGCCGTTGCGTCTAGGCTCCATGCGTCTCGCAGTTGCGTGGACTTGTTCTGTCCGCTCGTCACTGCGGATCGGGTAACGCCTCGGCCATGTGCAGCACCATCGCCTTCGCCTGCTCGGCATCGAGTAGGTTGGTGCCGCTCGGCATCGGGAAAACGGCCGGAGCTTCGGGATGATGATGCGGGTTGGGCGTCCGCTTGAAGCTGATGCCGGCATCGGGCGCGAAGCTCTCGGGCAGCGTCCAGCCGAGGAAGCGATCGACCATGTGCTTGACCTGGGCGTCGGTGAGTTTCATCGGTCGTGATCCTTTCGGCGAGCGAAGCCCTGATCCTTCGCGGTGCGTGACGAGTGATGCGAGCGGCAGAGCGCGCGCAGGTTCGACCATTCGAGCCGCAGGTCCGGCCGCTCGGCAATCGACTTGATGTGGTCGGCATCGAGAGACGCAGCCGTGCAGCCTGGGTGCTGGCAGACCGGATGCGCGCGGATGAACGCGGCACGTAGCTTGCGCCAGGCCGCATCGTATCCGCGTGCGCTCGAGCTTGGCCTGTTGCGGTCGAGCTGGCGCTTGCGCTCAGGCTCTGTGATCTCCGGCGGCTTCCACCACGACGGCCGATGCTGCGGCGTGCGTGTGGGCATGAGGATCCGCTCGGGCGAGACAGCTGACCACGTACACGGTCAACCGCCTCGCCCATCTGCTGGGGTTATGGCCGCAATAGAAAACGCCCGGCGGGTTAGGCCGGGCGCTACTGTGTGGAGATGGGAACGATGTCAAACACAAGATGCGGATGACGTCAAGCGCGAGACCACAAGTCGTTGATCTGTCGCAGAGATTATTCCATCGCGTCGATCATGATGGTGTGACGCCTCGCGCCGGCTGTCGTCTCGACCTGCTTCTCCTTGTCGTACTCGTCGGCGTAATTATCCCAGCGATTGATCGCAGCGCAGAGCGTCTTGAGCATCGCGGAATGAATGGGCCGCTCGTCCTCGATCAGCTCGATGATCGTGTGCGGCCGCACATGCAGGCTTGCCAATCTGATCTGATCAGCCTGCGCTCGCGGCGTGTCGGCGGGCACGAAACCCTGCACGCTGTTGCCCCATCGTTTGTAGACCGCGAAGAAGCGCTCGCCTCGTGCTCCGATCTCGCCGTGAGCGCCGCCGATCCGGCCCAGGTCGACCGGCTTGAAACCCACGACGCCGGCGATGAAGTGGAAGGCCTGCACGAGTTCCTGGGCGGCCTCGTATTGGTTCATGCTGATCTTGTTGGCCTCGTAGAGTTCGCGCATCGGCCAGGGCTTGAGCTTCGCCAGCGTCTCGGCCGTCGGGCCTACGCGCTCCTCGCGCTTCACGACGTGACGGGCGCCACTCCATTTCGTGCGCGTGCCGGATCGTAGGACGTTCTTCGCCATGTTGAGCCCCCAGCCTGTTGTCGAAATTGATCAGCCGATTTTGTGATCGCTCGGCGGTGATCGTCCGACCGCCATCATGACCGGTGGCTGCGTCTCGCCGCTGAAAACTGACAGCCAGAGGTGCCCGCCGTTGGCGATCGCTTTACGCTCCTCGTCGGTGAGTTCCCAGCAGCTGATGCACGCACCGCCTTCGCGCATGATCGGTAGGCCGACGCACTCGCCTTCCTTCTCCGCGTCCCAGCCTTTTGGTGCGCCGAGCACGACGTCGTGTCCCTCGAAAAGTACCGGCTTCATTTTGTCTCCCTTCGTTTGCCGTGGCGCCGCGTCGCGATTGCATTGATCAGCTCGCGGTCTTGCCAGTTGAGTTGATCTGCCTCGAAAAAGATCGCCGTCCCGTTCTGATGCCAAGCTGCTCGAGCGAGTTCGCGCAATTCATCCAGCGTCATCGCACTGGTGCCGACGTGGCGCGCGAGGCTGGACGGGTAGCGGGCCGAATCACTCATCGGCAACCGCCGCGACGAAGTGCTCGAAGCCGCGCCAGTATTCCGGCGGTCGGTCGTCGGAGTAGACGGCGATTTCGCAATCCGGCGGCGTGAACACGCTCACCAGATCAGGATCGAAGACCGTTGTCGGGCATCGTCCTTCGGTGAATTTCCTCAGCTGGACACGCTGCGGCACGCCGCCCTTGTCGGGTATGACGATCTCGCGCACTCGCAGCGCATCCGACGGAACGCGGAGAAAGCCGAACACCTTGGTGGGCGTGCAGCAGCAGCGAACGGGTAGCCAGGTCTGCTCAGCCATGACGCGCCTCCGGTTCGTGCGTGTGTTCCGTCGGCCGCGGCGCCAGTGCATCAGCCTCGGCATCGAGCTTGTCCGCGTAGGCGCTGCCGCCGTTCTTGCGATGCGACCGGGCCAGGCTCCGCTTTAGCGCCGCTTGAGCCGTCGGTGACGATTTCAGCGGCGGCACCGGTGGCGGCGCAGCCATCGTCGCAGTCGGTAGAGCGTGCGGGGTGCGGGCCCAGGGCTCGACGTCGCGCTGCTCGAGCGCCGCCAATCGATGCTCGGCGCCGGCCGCTCGATCCATCATCCCGCGCTTGGTGAAGATCCTGATGCTGTCGCGTAGTCGCTCGCCGCTGGCCGCGCGCTGTTCATCGGCCGTCATGCGTTTCGTTGGCGCCGGCGCGTCGGGTTTGTTCGCCGCGTTGACCGCAGCCAGGATCAGCCGGGCTCGCTCGAGCATCCGCTTGCGCTGCTCGACGTAGGGCCGCGCCAGCCTGTCGATCTCGGACGCCGAGGGGAACCACGCGCAGGTCCGAATCACCTGCATCGTCAGGTCTTTCCACATATCGGCCGGCACGTCCTTGAGGACGATGTAGTAGACCCGCGTGCGGTATTTCCAGTCGATGGCCTTCTCGTCTTTGTGCCGCGTCGCATAGGCGATCATCTTGAGCGCGGACTTGAAGAAACCGAGCTCGACGTCGTTGGTTTTCTCCGACAGTTCAGCGATCGCGGCCTTGATGTCGCGCGCTTCGGGCAGCACGTCCGGCAGGCGCCATTCGCTGCGCGTGCCTGGGACGTCCTCGCCGCGCTTGCCGCCGCCGCTGAACAGGTCGAACGGATCAGCGAGGCTACGCCTCATCGATTCCGGCAGCCGCAGCGGCGGTGCCGCGAGGTCCGTGTCCTGCACTGCCAGTTCGGTCCGCATAGCCACCCTCCATGAGCTTCGCCATGTGGTCGGGGCGAAGGAGAAAATCGAATGTGAAACGCCAGCTTGCGTGCTCGCCGGTGCGCTCGGTTTTGCCCATCAGGAAGCTCGACAACTCGACCCGATCGAGCGCGACCTTCCAGCCAGCGAGTCCGCCGATGTCGGCAAGGCGGGCTTTCAGCGCAGAGCGGCGACGGTCGGTTAGCTGCTGCACCTTCGGCCAGTCGTTGATCTCCGCGCGGACGTTGTAGAGCTTGACCGATTCGCTGATGGCCCGATCCAGCGCCAGTGGCAGGCTCAGATCGATCTCGGCCTGCGGTGGCGGTGCTGCTGGGCGAGCAGGCTGATCCTGCTGGTCGACCGTTCCCCCTTCCTGGGCGGAAACCGTTGCGGCCTCTTGGGGCCGCGCGGAGTGGTCGTGGTCCTGTTCGTGGTCGTGAGTCTGGTCGTGTTCGTGAGTCTGAGTCTGAGTCTGGTCGTGGTTCGGCATACCGTTTGGGGAACCGTTCCCTATACGGTTTGCCATATGGTCTATGAAACCCACCGGGAACCGTTTCTCGTGGGCCTTCAATGAGGTGATAAACCCTTGAAGGAATGGGATTTCTTTCGGGATGGCCTCGACGAGCGGGACGAGGGATTTGCCGACGTTGCCGTTGGCGATCGGGTTGTGATCGAGGTATCCGCAGACCCACACCCAAGAGGTCGATTCGTCGTGCCTCAGAAACCCTATGGCAGACAGTTCCGATACCGTATGCCTAACCGTATCGGGAACCGTTCCGAGATCGTCCGCGATGTAGGCGATCGGGAGGTAGTAGAAGCCCAGCGAATTGCTGTGCGACGACGTCAGGCAATAGAGCGCCAGTTCACGCGCGGCCGCGCTCAACTTCTTCCGCTTGGCCCAAGTCCAAAACCGGACTTTGACGACGCCATAGTCCCTCATGCTGCCTCCTGAAACTTGCCGATCTGGTTGCCGTAGGCGTCCCAGCCGCTGCGCTCCTGCCGGGCGAACAGCTCGAGCCTGGGTCCGCTGCAGTAGCGGTGGATCCGTGGATATTGCTCGTCGGGCTTGCGGCTGTGCTCGCGGACCGGCGCGATGATGACCTCGTGCACGTCCTTGGCGTTGCGCTTCGGCTTGCCGCGCCTGAACAGCCAGCAATCCTCGGCGTTCTTGCGCGTGGTGAACCCCTGCGACGTGTGGAGCCTCGGCAGTTCGCCGTT